GGAATCCCTCAAAACATGCAATCGCAGTTGTGATGATATGCCGACCCTGATTGGTCACTGCTTCTGCATTGAAGACATTATACAAGAAGAATCCAGGATATCCCATACAGCCATACAAAGAATTGATAATCAATTTCATCAAATTTTGTTGGATATCGCATCGGATATAATCCGCAGTTCCCTTCTTATACTTCTTTCTCTCTTTCTTCCAATAAGCTCTTTGATCCATGATATGGATGATAAAGTCTATCAGAAGATTTCTCTTTGTAGCATGCTGATGATAGATCATTCCACCACCAGCTATAATAAGATGATTATCTTCAATTAGATCGATCAACGTCAATAAATCAGAACGGACATTCTGATTTGTATAGTTATTGACAATACTGACTTTAGGATTGACTAGGTTTTCTTGAATTACTCTATCTAGTCGTTTGTATACTTTACTACGAGATAATTTTCTGTCTGAGTGTTGAGCTTGGAGCATGTCAAACATTTTCTCCTTCCACTCATTCAGAACTACCGAGTTCTCGTAAGTAATTACTTTTTCTTGGGTCTTTGCCATTATTTATGAACTCCTTTCTGAGAAAGCTTTCTACATTAATAATATATAGATTTTAGTCTTTCTTCTTAAGGATCACACAATAATGGCTGATAATTTCAAAAAGAAAAAAGAGGATGGTGGGTAATAAAATCCCACCATCCTCCCTACACTTAAGTAACCTGCGCGCGGCGGGTGAAGCCCAACGGATGCACGAGCATATCACCATTGGAGTAAGTCTTCTTCACATTAACCGACATGACGGATTCCTTAGGTGTAAATCTCTTGCCTGATAGCTGGCAAGACAACATTTCCAAAATGTCATCTGCACTTTGCGCACAGGTAGAGATCGGACGAATGTAGTCCATCTCATTTCACCTCCTCTCGGGGTGAATAAGTAGAGTCCAGAAGCAGTTCCTGCCTGCTTCTGGACTTCTATTTTGTCTTATCACCATATCAATAATATATCGATACGTGATTATTACAATACAGTCAAATACTCAAAAAAGAGAGTGCTGGTTTTATCCAGCACTCTCTTTTCTTTTTTACCTCCTTAGTTTTGAAGCATCTGAGTATACATCGCCTCATAGGATAGCACAGTACTTGCATAGGACGATACGACGCCGGCTTCGATCATAGGAGCTGCATTTCCAGGACCGGCATTATACCGCATCAGATATCCTGCGGTGTTGGTTCTGGAATAGTTATGCACTCCGAGTTCCCAAACCCAAATACCGGCCATCATATTAACCTTGGGATTGTTAACTACTTCATCATAAGTATATCCAGTTTCAGCACAGAATGCACGAATATTGTCGGGCATTACTTGCATAATACCCAGAGCACCCATAGAGCTCTCGAGATTATTACTGAAAGTCCCCCCAGTCTCAATATTCATGATTCCAAGCATCAGAGAATACCACATACAGTCAGTCTGCTCACAGAGCATGGCTGCATGAAGTTGAAGCTCTTTGCTCAGGGGAATGTCTAAATACTTGAAACCTTCAGGGAGATATTCAGTGGGCTCAGGCTCGGGAGTAGGTTCCGGAGTGGGGGTTGGTGTAGGCTCAGGTGTTGGGGTCGGAGTCGGTGTAGGGGTTGGAATGGGAGTTGCGGTGGGTTCTACTACATATGCAATCTCATGAGTATTCTTCGGCTGGCAGATCATCACACCGGCAAAGAATGAGATGCTAGAAACACTGGCAAGGAGCGCCAGTAAACTAGCAATGATTGCAACTTTAATGTCTTTCTTATATCTCTTAGCCATCTCGTTGTCCTTGGCCCACTTACTCATATGGACAGAAAACTCCACTTCACTCATACCATTCCGTTTTCTCGATCGTTTCACATTTATCGTTTGCATTTGTTACTAACGTCCTTTCCTGAATAGATTATCTCGGATAATTACTTCTATCCAAAGAAATAATATATCAACGTACATTTTACAATGTACGGTAATTTTTAATACCTTAGTTTATTGCCACGTACACAAACAATACCCGTAATATTCAATCAATACTGGACTCAACAATAAATTTTGAAAGGAGATCCTTTTGCCATGGATAAAAATATGGGTCTGCTCTCCTCTCTGGAGAACATGAGTGATGGCCTAGAGAATCTCACTCTGCTGGGCGATTCTAAGGCCGAGACTGAACTGTTTCTGACTGCTCTGGAGAGTGAGTGCACTCCTGATGAGTATCAGGACCTGATGGAGAATGCTGCCATCGAGATGGCTATGTATGGTCTGATTGCTGACGCCGATGTTGCCACTGAGGCCACTAAGACCATCGTCAAGATGAATAAGACCGCGAAGTACAATGCCATTGAGCATCGTGCTGCTGTCCGTCTAGCTGCCAAGAATGATGATGTCCTCTATGCGAAGTATGCCAAGGGTCGTCGGATGATGATCGAGGCTCGTGAGGGCATCTATACTAAGTATGGTGCCAAGGCGAAGACTGAGGCTAAGAAGATTATCCAGAACAGCAAGCGTCGTGCTTCTGCCATGGGTAGCTCTGCTGGTAAGTCCATTACTGACAAGATGGATGCCCAGATTGCCAAGGCTACTGCCCACAGTAAGTAAAATAAATGGTGTACTAGGGAAATTCCCTAGTACACCATTTTTATCATATTGAATCGACAATGAATTAATTTAGTCTCATGAAAGGAATGATTCTTTTGGCCAACCAAATTATCTCTCCCGAGAGATTTAACCAATTGAAAGCTAAAGTAAAAGCTGAATGTGCCCGAAGAAATAGTAAGGGTTCAGTTGCAGCATATAGTGGGACTCAATACGACTATACTCGAACTGCAGCCGATGGTCTGACTGTTGTTGAAGAGTACCATAATAAGATTGTGGTTCCTCTCTATGCAATCACTGCTGAAACTCCTCCGGATAGCAAACGAGTGGTTGACGAAGTTGAGTTTGAGCAGATGGAAGCCAAGGTAACTGAGCTATCCAAGAAGCCCGCCAATGCATCTACTCTAGCTGCTACTGGATGTAAGGCATCCTGTACTGGATTATGTTTCAACGGATGCTATACTGGATGTACCAGTTGTACATCTTGCACCGGATGTAGTGGATGTTCTGGTTGTGGATCCGGTTGTGCATTTTATTGCGATAGCTGCGGTGGTTGTGATAATGGTTGCAGCTCCTGTGGTGGTAGATGTAGTGATGATTGCACTGGATGCTCTGGATGTGGTGGTTGCGATGGAGCATGTGATGATTGTGGTAATATGTGTGATTACTCATGCTCAGGCAATTGCTTTGATCATTGTGGTGACCATTGTACTTCATGTACCTCTTGTACCTCTTGTACTGGATGTTCATCGTGTACTGCAGATTGTGCAGGATGGTGTAACCTGGGATGCGGTGGATCATGTGGAGCTGATGGATGCTCTTCTGGATGTACTGGAAGATGCACTGGTACATGTAGTGCTGCGTGCAATAGTACCTGTTCTGGGTGTCAGGGTTGTAAAGGTACTTGTAATGGATGCTCTGGATGTGGAGGAAAATGTTCCTCTGGTTGCTCCGGAGGCTGTTCTGGATGTGGTAGTAACTGTAGTGCTGGATGTGGTAGTAGTCAAAGCCTGGGTGCAGGCAGTACTGGTTGTAGTAACTGCTCTTGGACTGCTCAGAAATAATAAAAAGAAGGTAGTAGGAGAAATCCTACTACCTTCTTTATTTAATTGAGATATTTATACGGATTATAATCTTTAATAGCCTCGGCATTCTTCTCAGTCAATGCCACAAGCATATTATACTCGTCTTCTCCAATAATGGGGATAGCCCATTCCTTCGGAACGTATAGAGGACGAGGTCTCTTAAATCCACTCTTCAGATATGCAATATTGGAGTAGTATACAGAGGCAAGGACTCTTGCCTTATGCATCTCACAGATATATGTTACACGACTACCAATCTTACCGGTAACCTCATAACTATATCCAGCACAGTCACCACATCCCATAGAGATGGGGCAATCCAAACACTCCTGAGAGCATTGGGTGGACCTCTTAATACATGATAGGCACTTAATTCTCTGAGCCTCTTCGGGAGTATATCCAAATCCATGCTCAGCAGTACCGATAATGAAGTCAGGCTGCTTTCCTCCAATAGAGGAGGGAGTATATCGGATACAGGGGTAGATATTACCTCTGACATCCAGAGCCATCATCAAACCGTTACCACCACACCAGGTCTGTTCCCCTTCGGCTTTAATTCCAGATACCTGATCCAGAATTGAGATCCAGGCACTATCTTGTAAATCATGTTCAACTAGATAATCGGCAACTCTTTTCAGCTCAGTATAGAGCTTGGTGGCATGCTCAAGTGTCCAACCCTCTTCATAAACACAATTGCAGTTGATGAAGGGAGTGGTACCAGTCGCAAATTCAATTAGAGCTTCCGATAGAATATCAATATTGCCAGGGGCAATCGTGATTTTCGTTCCTACTCGATCGTCTCCACCAATTCGGCTCTGCCAATCTTTCACAGCAGCCATCGCACGATCATAGCTGCCATTGCCATTATGGTCAATTCGACAAGAATCATGGAGTTTCTTATTACCATCTACCGTAATAGAGATAGACAGGTGATACTTATTCTTTTCGATAAATGCTTGGAATTTAGGATCAAAATACAGTAGACCGTTTGTGCCCACTGAGATCCGATATCTCGTCAACCATGGATGATCCAGATCAATCATTCTTTGAATGAAATAATCCGTCAACTGATCCATGAGATCAATTTCAAGTAGAGGATCCCCTCCAATGAAATTCAGAATGACACCTTCACAATTTCTAGACTGAAGGTACTGCTCACTCCGCTCATCACTTGCTAAGATCATGTCGATAAACTTCTTACCGGTCTCTAGATCAAGAACAGCAGGAGTTTTATCATGCTGATAGCAATAGGTACAGCAGAGATTACAGGCTTCCGTCACTTGAATGGTGATATCACGGACATGATTACCACCGACATGCATGGGTTCGGCATATTCTGTGCCAAATAACCGATGCAAATAGTCGTGAAAGGGTTCCTCGTAATTGTTATTGATTGCAATTGGCTTTTTACTCATCCGTCTTGGCATCTCCCTGAGAGCAGCAACCACAGCTACAACCAGTAACTTCAGGAGTCTGCTCCGTGTAGGTGACAGTCACAGTGGCGGTCTTGAAATCCAGATTCCAGCTCGCGTTCTTACCATACTTGGGAATAACATATTCATTGGTGATCTGGGCCTTGGCCATCTCATACTGGGTAGAATACTCAATATACTCGGTGTGGTACTTCTTGAACCCCTCAGTCTCTCCCTGACCACGCTCCAGCATAAATGCCAGAAGGTCCTTACGGGCATTGGTCTCATACTGGAGGGACTCAATGTAGTCCCGTAGATCATTGGTAATCTCGAATTCAGCAGTACGTGTATTCTTGCTCATAGTTAAATCTCTCCTTAATATGTTTTTATTAGGACGGCGTAGTAAATGCGACAGGCACATTAACCCACGCGGATCCATTATAGTATTTTAGACCTCCAGAAACTGGAGTGGTGTCAATCCACAAAAGTTTCTTATTAGCAGGAGGAGCGGTACCAGCAGCCCAGATATCAGTCTGAAGATTCTTAAAGGCATCATCGATCTTCTTATTATCCGAATTGAAGTCTTCCATACGGACAACATCGTTTTCTGCCCATTGATTTAAACCTAGCTGAGTGGTTTTACTAGTAGAAGCCATTAATAATCACCTCGAATAAAAGTATTTTTTCTAGACGATTATTAGAGAGTTCGTTGGCTTAGTTGTAAAATGATAAAAAAGAAGAGGGAACGGTTAAGTTCCCTCTTCTTCGCAGTAAACGGTAGCGGTTGTGCTATCCCGATAAAGATAGAGTATTTCCAGGATATAATGAGTATTCGCACGTGGTACAATATTACAGCTTTCTGCCGGTTCGAACTTTTTGCCATCGTAGATCCATTTCCCGTAGTTAAACACTGTGGAGATACCTGTGAGTACTTCGAATCGCTCTGTCCGACCGAACAGAAAGTTCCCCTCAATATTCTTGGAATCAGGACTGCACAATACCACTGAGACTTTGGGCGGAGTATCTGGGTCCATCCATCCGTTATTCACAGTAATTCTATAGCAGTAATAGCTGCGAAATTCCTTGACGGGATCAATTCCGCGGCACATATGGGAAACTACTGCATGAAAGTCATCTTGATATTTCTGAATAACATCGGGGCGTACTAAAATCTCCCCGATTTTCCGAAGACTATCGCAGGTATCGTCTTTTACCCATAACTCAATGAAGCACGAACGATTCGGCTCACTTTCACGATAGATCTTGCAGTCTTTCAGAAAGGATTTAAAACCCCAATCGATCATCTGCTTGAACGTAAGATACATTTACCCCATCCCCTCCAAATAATCGAGCTCATCCTCAATTTCATTTTGTCTGAGTTCCTCATAGCAGGCTCTTGATATACGAATTTGAATTTTGGCTACATTATAACAGCATCGGTCATTGATATTATAGATGCATCCAGCACAGCTACCGTAACCGTCACACTGAAAAGTATGTTCAGAGCATTCATCTTTTCCAGCTTGAAACCCTCCAAACATGGCTGGTTCATTCATGTTATCCAACACTCCCATCATATCCCATCAGATCTGCGATATTGATTGCATTTGGAAATGCGATTTTATTTGCAAGAGGAAGACAGGGAACTTTATCCGGATAGATTTTATTAGCAGCATTAATGCAGCATCTTCCATTGAGCTTATAGAGACAATTGAGGTCAGAGTCCAAGCATTTCGGAAGAAATTCAGAGTATTCATACCCTCTTCGGAATCCTCCAAATATAGATGAATCATTCATGTTTTTGATCCTTCTTTCTGAAACGATATTTAAAGATATACTCTCTTTCCGGTTTTATTCTGGTATTAAAAAGATACTTCCGTTTCATGTACTTGACATCATCATCAGACAAATACTGATTACATTCATCAGCAACATGTACAGCACATTCATAGATCATTCCATTTTGACGATATTTATACCAGACAAATCCACCTTTGACATGATTGTACTCTTTAGGATAGTAATACATCCAACTGGGACCACTGATACCATAGAATGATAAGGAATCAATATACTTCATAGAATAGAATGAGGTTACGGAAATATAAATATGATGATATGCACTAAGATCCGGATTATCTTGAATTGCTTGCAGTTGCTCTGTATACCCATATGATGTAATATGGTCAAATGCTGTTTGAATCATTTGACCAATGGTTTTATCAGGAACTGATTTGCGGATAACAATCGTTATTGTGGGGTTTCTCTCATCCGCAACACTGATCATTTTTTCCACATCATATTGGAGGTATTCAGCCGGGATATTTGCAACCGAGTCTGACATAGGATTAATATAGATAGTGCTGATTAGTTGATCCAGATGATAGACTTCAATAATTAACTTGATCTTCTCAGAAAAGGATGGCCTTAACAGCGGATCATGACTGTAGTCTTTAGGTGAAATCTGCAACTGGCAATAGCACTCCATGTTATGTAGTATTTCTACTAGTTTCATGTGGATATCTCCTCCAAAATATCATATTTTTTTGGTTCTGAGCTTTCATCAAAATAATGTATCAATAAAAATAAGCAATAATGCGACTTTATCATCGCATTATTGCTTATCATATTAAAAGTATTGGATAGAATCGTTATCAAGGTTAACTCCCTCATCATCCCATTGTTTGAGTAGGTCTTTCTTAGCTTGACCAGAGTTTTCCCATCGATCTAATAGAAGATTGATTTGGACAGAACCACCATCCATGTTATTCTTTCTCTTCAACTTTCCATAGAGGAATTCTTCCATGTCATACTGAGCGAGTAAAAATAGATGGGTGAATGCAGTATCAGGGATTGTAGCTAAACTAATATCATGACTGAATCCAGCTTCTACAATAAAATCACCAGCAGCCCACCCATTGTAGATATATAGAATATCTGGCTTCATAAACCTAAAGGTTGGGGCATGATTCATCAGAGTGCCCATAGAGGCAGCCAGTTGAATATCAGCTACAGTCTCAAGTGCAAATACTGGAGACATGAAGTTGGTGGTAGGCATATAGAAATCTGCAAATCCTCCACCTTTTGCAACATCAATCCCATAGACCTCAATAATGGTTCGGTTTTGATAGACACTCTTTGGAATACGATACTTAATGGCTCCAATTGCTCCTTGCATTGATTTATCAATTACTGAGCTAGGGGATAAAGTAAAGTAGTCCTTAAAGGGATATCTTTGAGAGAATTCTTTCAGCGCAGAATTCTCAAATCGTTGCACCATTCTCTCATCAGATACAGGGAGTGGTAGATCTGCTATTTCCATATCTTCTTTTAATTTTGTCATAAAGGAAGATAGATTATATAGACTCATTTTAGTACCTCCTCGTAAGAATATGATTTGATTACTAAAATGTCTAAAAAAGAAGAGGGAGAATGAAATTGTTCTCCCTCTTCTATCCTATCCAAAAGATAAATCTAAGATCAAGTCGATTCTTAATATCTTCAAGAGTATATTCAGCATCGAAATTTTCTTGAATATTTCTCATGATAATTTCAATTAAACTATCATAGATCCCAATCTTCGTTGAATTAACAACATAGAGCATTTCAATATAATTATCATCCGGAACTCTTGGTATTAAAACATTTTCTCCATCCATTTTATACGGTTGACTCGTTCTATGTGGAATAGTATCCCAATCCATCATATCTATTTCTTCCTGGGTTACCCATCCTCTACGAACAAATGCACTATTGAAATTAATCCAATCAAATAGTTCTTTAAACGTAGCATACCCACATCTAGAAACGCATTGTAATTCGAATTGTTCGTTCGTAATGGATTTTGATTCTCTAGACATATCATCTGGAAATTGCCGATATTGAAACCCAGAAGTTGCTGAATGCATATCACCGGGATATAACCCTGCTAAAAGTGCAAATAGTTCAGAATTTCTTCCATATTCATCAGAAGTGACAAATTCCCATTTACCATCTTTATATTGCTCAATAATGAAACTCATATCATATCCCATGAATGGATAACCTCCTTATAAAATAGAATAGACCGTGGAATCTTAGTGATTCCACGGTCTATCTTCTTTCCGAATACTTTTACGATAGAAATGCTTCACAATTGGATTCTTCAGACTGCTCCAAATAATCCAATGATAGATATAATCAATCTCCTCTGAGGCTGTATCCTCTGGAGGCTTATTATCAATTTCATTTGTCTCCACATTGACATAGAACTCTTGCATCGAACGTGTGATATTGGTCACATGAGGATCAAAATGTCTCCGAACACTCGGCTTTGTGATTTCCAACGTATATGTGGAATGATACTGGGAGATGTCATTGACATTCCAATCCCAATATCGAATATCGATGTTTTGAGCTAGTACATTAGGATTGATTGTGGTATCATTTCCAGATACACTACCAACTAGATCATTCTCATGAAAGACTTTAATGTTGAATACCCAATCTGGATGAGACTTACTGGCCGCAGCCTGCTCACCAATGATTTTATCCAGTATTGTAGCAAGTGTATTCACAACAACACCTCCTATTACTGGATTGTCATTTTACTTAATTTCAGTTCTCTCTTTTTCTTCAATATATGCAGTGACTTCAATTTCATTGACATCCATATGGTAAGATACCCATACCATACATAGATAGGGATAACTTTTAGAATCATCGGATTTACCAATATTCTTAACATCAGCGATATCAATAATATTGGTAGCAGTTGCAGGATTTGTATCAGAATTATAGCAACACAAAATATCAGTATCAGAATATTGATTCATTTTACGAAACTCAACCGAACGATTATATCGAGAATAGATGGTTTGCATTGCATTTACCAGAGATTCAGGATTGAATCGATGCATATAAGAGATAGTCGAATTCAGAAAAGTATGAGCATCAGTTGGGTCTCCGATCCAAATCTCAAACCCAGTATCAGCTTGATAAATCTCATAGGTGGCATACATTAGATATTTTTGAGAAAAATGCCGATCCTGTAAATGTTTGATAAGAACGGGATTAAGTCTTGGGTTTCTGATAATAGCAGCATTCAAAATAAATGAAAACTCCATCGGTTGCTGTTTGGAGTTGGGATAAGTGCGAATTGTAACATCGGCGCAACTTTCATGCAAATATCTAAGATCTGCACATATCATACAGAGAGATTCTAATAAAGTAATCATGGTTAGATCTCCTTTTAGGGTATATCAGGATTATATTGTGTACGAATAAGTTCAAGAGCTTCCTTCTTAGTGGGAATCTTACCCTTAAACTGCTCACACTGATGAGATTCAGGGCAATAACCGAGAACCTTACAAGCAGGACCCATACTCTCGAAGATATCGGGATGTACTGCCATGACACATTTGTACATCTTGGTAGCAAGATCTCGAATCTCAGTCTGAGCTCGATTACACATACGAATTTGGAACCAGTCATACAGACCAGCAGCATTCATCATAATGGCAGCCCTGAACTCAGTTGCCTGAGGCTTCATATAACGAAGCTCCTCCTCAGGAATCTGTTCATCTATACCGGAGGTATACCAGCTCTCTAGGATATCAAGAATCTCCATGGTATCCAGGCAGATAAAGGTATTCTTACCAGTCAGATCCTCAACAACCTGATCTCCCCAGTCTTTATCGAGCATATACTTGATAAGACTTTCACTGACACCATTTTCTCCCTCAATATAAATCCGATCCAATTCAACTGAATGAGTGGTGGCAATGTCCATAACACTCTTGGGAAGAACGACATTATATTGACGCTTTCCACCAAAATTAGGACGACCACTCTTGATCATATAGGAAGCCAAACGCTTCCGAACCAACTGAACTTCGGTGACTCTGGCATAACCAGAAACACCAAAAATATAGCGATCAAATTCCAGAGCAGCCTTATGCCTGGATTCAATCAGATCCTTCAGAAGATTCTTCAGATAAGGCTCTGCAATGATCTCATCGACACTCTTCTCAGACCGGCAAAAATGAGCTACAGCTTCAGAATAGATTCGACCACCACCAGCAAGTAACTGCACAGAGCCGTCTCCAACATGACTGATATTCATTGACCCAATCCTCCCTTTATTTCAGGAAATCTACATTCAATTTCCATATGTTTTGTAAATGATAGATCTTTCATATATTCATCTAATGCCTGATGAAGACATTTTGGACAATAGTCAGAGTACTCATAACTTTCATAACTATCGTTTCCCCAGTCCTCATGATGTCTAGTTACATGATAATACATTTCATCATGATTTTTAAATCCATCACCTCGACCGACATTGACTCCATCCAACATCTTGTGACATCCGTCACAGATTATTTCAACGGGAACTTCTTTTTCGACTATCGTTGTAACGACTTTACGTTTCTCACGTCTCTCCACTTTGATCACCCTCTTCCTTAGTTTCACTTCTTTTTCTCATATCAATTGTAAAAACTGGAGCTTGATATACATCTTTCCCAAGTCCATATACACTACGATCATAAAGATCTTTCAATTCACTATTCAAAAGCTGATTTGTATATTCGATAGAGTTACAGGAATCAAGTAAAACAATATCGATTGCCTGCATATCTTTGTCAGAAATAACGGCATTCTCTGCAAGTGCTTTTTTGCATGGAATTGTCGTGATACCCTTAACTAAGCATTTTGAATAGAGCTTTGCGAATGTGCCACTAGTATCAGATAACAGGTCATATGAATTAAAAGCAGTACTTATTCCGTCCTCTAGAGGAAATAAGATAGTGGAAAGTTTATCACTATCTGTATAGATGACATCGTATTTTGAAGATAGAAGAATACACCTATCATCTTTTCTAAGCCAAAGCCTGAAATTGGGATAACCATCATAAGCAGGAATTGCAAAATCTCTCACGAAATCCGCTAAAACGACAGACATAATTAATTTTCCTCCTTAGTTGATTTAGAATTTGGATGTTCTTCCTCTCCATTAAGATAATATGGAAGTATAGGCGGTTTATCAAGAATTGTGATATTTGGATTTGCCTTGTTTTCCACAACAGATCGATTCAGAATTTCATTCATTGCAACTACTTCAGGAGTACCTTCAATGACAATATTAATTGCACCAAGTTCAGTTTCACGCACAATATCAGTGATATACATCACTTCACAGTGCGCATACACATATGAAAAATCACCAGTATTAACATTTTCTGCACTGGTGACTTCCCATGACATAGATGACTCTTGCATCGGTTTAGGCTGAGAGAACGGTACTAGACTAATAGGATCGACACCTGGTACCGGCATATGATCATATGTAGTATAGATTTGATAATTGGATGTCAGTTCTTTATGATAAGATCCATTTGCATCCCTATAAGGGATCCATAGGCTAATGAGCGTATTTGGAGCAATAAATTGCTCTATAAAGTCTTTTAAAATCATAGTATGCTATCCTCCCTTCGAAGGCTTAGATGTCAAATAATCATGCATTTTCTTACACAACTCACTTAGTCCAGAAGGAAGATTTCCAACTGGAGGCCTTACATCACTAAGTTGATAACTCCAATCTCCATTAATTTTGACGATCGGTTTATCTTGAGAACGTGCATAATTGATCTCATTTTGAGTGGATTCTCCAATATAATCAGAGTGAACGACTACCACAAGATCAGCCATATCAATCTTCTGCTTATGTACATCATCCAGCATAGATTTTACATCGGTAGTAATAACACTCTCATATTCTTTATCTGCATGACCAAATAGGCCAACTGAGATTACGATGGCACCAGCAAGAGAAAAAGCTCTCTCAATTGCCTCAAAATCATATTTGAACTTTGTACTACCACACAGAGTGACATTGAAATATTTCCGAGGCATTTCCTTACCAGGACGAAATTTACTCCAGAGCCATTTCAATTCATCTGTGGTAAGGATATAATCATGAATAGAGGTAAAGGTTGGAGTTCTATCACAAATTCCGGGATGTTGAACTGCATACATCTCTCGATATCTCATGATTAAATCAAAAATATCAATTTCCGGCCTTTCAATCAGATGATTGAAGTTATTTTGAAACCCATTCTGTTCTTTTACGGTTTCCATGCAAATCCACCTTCCTTGATTTCAGTATCATGAAAGAATTCAAATTTCTTACCTTCAATCTCATAATGAATCCACATCCAACCAAATTCGAGATTAGTATCTTCTCTCATTTTAGCAGTGGCATCATAGCAATGAAACATGGTTTCAAGCAAACCATCTTCAGCCGCAACATCATGAAGGTGAAGAGTGGTATGACCCTCACTCTTCACATAGATAATAACATTATACTCCTTCTCATCTTCAGTAGGAGCTCTATAGCTGGTGACAAGACAGACTTGTCGGTCCAGACAATCAGTTTGAAGACATCCGAGGATGTCAACCATATTATTATCCCAATTAAATGAGATGATATAACGATCAGGTGATAAAATCAGTTTAGATACATCACTAGGATTCTTCATATCATAGCCAGTGGCATCAGAGATAATGATGTTTTTCACCTTGAGTTCTGCGACTTGCTCCATCCATCCTAGCCATGGATTGACCGCAAAATCCAGAACTTCCCTAGTCTTCATTGACAGGACCTCCTTAACATCTCGAATTATCTAGGGGTTGAACTAACATTTGAATAATACATCGATATTCGTCAACGTCTAGAAATACGAGGTGAAAATGGTATGACTGTAAGAGCTGGTACTATGTACCAAGATCAATATACAGACTATTATATCGTATGCGAACAGACTACCCCCGAGAACCCTGATACAAAGATTCTGCAGGTATTCAATGATGATCTGCACTATGTCAGATTTTCATGTTGTCTGCAGAGTTTTTATGGGCGTAACCGCAATGGCCGTCTGTGGAAGTCTGATCAAATCAAAAAAATGTCGGAAAGCCCCGAGGTTCAGGAACTAATTCAGCATGGTAGTTTTGTAGGTGAGGCTGGTCATCCTCTTCCTACCAATGATCGAGAGTGGTCCTTGAAGAGAATTTGTACAATTGATCCTCTTCGAACTTCTCATCGAATTATAGCATTGGAGTGGAGAGGTCCTCAGCTTCTATATGGAACTGTAGAAACCCTTGATGAGGGTGAGAATTCTCCTGGTCGTCGGTTTATGAAGAACATTCAGCAGGGTATTGATCCTGCTATGTCTCTGAGATCTCTAGTTCCCCAGAGGAAGAATACCGATGGTACCATTGATGTCATTGGTCCTGGTCGAATGATCTGCTACGATCGCGTGTATCTTCCTTCTCATAAGGAAGCTTATCGAGATCTCAATATCCCGGTACAAAAGGTCACTACGAGGGACAACTTCGAAGTGGTTATGGAGTCTTTCACTGACTTTATGACTCAGCACTCTGATAAGATTCGTAGAGCTGTGGATAATCTGGATCCTGCTCTGGAATCTGCCTATTATGATTCTGAGTCTGAGATGGTCACAATGAATACCAAAGAAGGTCGAATCTTTATTGCTCCTGAGCTCAATTACAGGAGAGAGATTCGTAATTTGATGTCTAAACTATAAAAAAGAGGGTGGTGGGACAAACCCCACCACCCTCTTTTATCTTATCGCTAATATGAAACGATCAGGAAAACCGTTTGAAATACTTCTCAACACCTGCCGGCAGTGTCAGATTATGATCCATTGTAAAATCAATAATTTCAGTCTGCGTATAATAATCCTTAACGCCATAGCTGGATACCAATATCATCCTATAGGTATTAAATAAGATATGATATTCCTCTAAATGGCGTTTAGTAGTTTCATAGATTTTAATTGCTTTACATGAAGCATCATCTAACACAGATCCTTTTTCGGCATGAATCTCAGGCAGATATCTGGTAAAAGTATCGAATCCCTCCCTACGATTTAAAATAGCCGTTTTTAATTCATCCAATGCCTCACAGAATCTGGTATATTTTTCCTCAAAACCTGTAATTCTAATGGGGACTTTAAGCTCATCATTTAGACCAGCAACTCTATTGAGGCAGGCTTGCTCTTTGCGAATGAGTACGGTAAGAACCTGAGATGATAATAACGCGGTATCATAGGTCGGATTTTGGTTTGGATCGATCATAGTATTTTCTCCTTGAAAAGCCTAATAGCCTCTTCCAATGGGACGTTTTGATCATTGGCCATTCTAATGATTTGGGCTTGGATATCGGGATTCATAATCCCATAATTATTAGCGAGGCGCCTCCTTATCCTCATTAATGTCTCAAGGGCTATCAAAACCATTCCTGATATCTCTTCGCAGCACACTTTGATCGTGGCAGTATATCTCTCGAGGACTTTAATTCGTTCAATAATGTATGGATCTTGATTGACGATCGTATTCTCTGAAGCGCCTTTGACGCACATCTGACGTTTTGAGACAGCCTCAGAATAATACTCATACGCCTTCTTAAATTCCTCGTATGTATCTGCAATTAATTTCATATTACAGGAATCAAGTGCGGCTTTGAGTTTATCTTCAAGGGCAAAGCAGGCGAGCCCGAGAACCAACTCGTCCTCCAACCTAGAGTATAGTACTCTAGTGACGATTTCATTTTCATCAATTTCAATCATGAGTGTATCATCTCCTAAAAAGTAGTATCTATGCCGATTGACAATTATGCCCAGTACATAATTCCGCCGGGATAGGTCTTCCAGAACCGACTCAATTTCTCGTGGTCTTCTTCGGTAATATTAAAGTACTGCTTTCTGACATACCGCCGCAGTTCCCGCTTGTTGTGGATTATTTTATTCGGATAACGATATACCCTCAGACTGGAGTAACAAGTTCCATTAAATTCCGCACAGTCAGCATATAACTCTCCTTGACGATATATTGGAATGAAATCAGCATCGAGCTCAGGGTTACCATTACCCCATCCAAGCTCATACCAGTGATACCGACCACCGATACAGGGAAGATCGGTTCTTACCGATCGCCTGATCTCATCAAGCATGGAAGGATTATAAAAGCCATGTTTGCGATTGAACTCACTATTACCGAGAAGCTCCTCCGCCTGGATGATGGCATAATCCCTCATCAGTTGGAATTCCCTGTCGGTGACTGGTCTCGCAAACCAAGTATAGCAGCCCATTATATTACCCCCTAATTGATTTTGGTCATGAGAATAATATATCGGTTTATTTGATTCTTTCTGCTATGATTTTATTCTGTTCAGAGCGATCCAATATTCCTTGAGATTGCAAATCATACCGAATCTCTACGACACTATTCGCAAACATTTTCATGATAATTATAATCTGATTGATATCTTTGATCAATGAATCATCTTTTTGATATAATTCTTGATATTCATCATTATTCTTTAGCATTGGTAAAATATCTCTATTTTGATCCCAGATCTGTATACGTTTATGCCTTAATGCAATATAATCATTGAGCAATTTCTTACAAGCTTTGACATGCTTTAAAACCTCCATCTCATCAAACATCTCTGATGCACTCTTCATCAGAACTGCTTCATTGGCCATATCGATTTTCATTTTATTCTCTTGCTTGATGATATGTCGAAGAGTAGCTGCCAGTATTAGCCCTTCATTGGCCGAATTCATCAGATATTCGCTCATTACCATCACCCACTTATAATAAAAAGATCATAATCCTCTTACAATTAAGTAAAGCACTTCCTTAAAATAGAGATTGGATTCGAGTCCAATCGCGCTCATTGGATGTCTGCTGACTGACACACTCCTTTGTTTCTTGCCAGGGAATAGGGTACCGAAGGGTACCCTATTCTTTTTTATTTTCTAGATCAAATCTAACTCATCTGTAATGATTCTCAATTGGAGGTATTCTGATGCCAAAATGTAAATTCAATCATGATGTAATCGTCAAGCCCAATGGAAAAGATTCATTGGATCCCTGTCCATATCATCTGAAAGAGATTCACTATAATGTCAATGTAAAAGTTCTTCAATGTCCAATCTGTGGACATATTGAACTGATGTGGGATAGAACTCCCGAAACGGAAGACGAGATCATCGAACCACTCGATGAGAAAACAGATGAGGAATAAAAAGATGATGCTATCATTGCGATAGCATCATCTTCTTTTGTTTTACACGATAGTCAAGAAGATAGAGTATTCATCCATTAACTGATCAATATCAATATCATCGATCGATTTTCCATTTACTTCAGGGTCTGTATCTACCAATTCATAACTGGAGTTTACCATCTGTGAAAGCATTTGAGAATTCGGATCATTTTTTGGGTCAATCTCTTTCATATAACGGAACTTGGTGCTCAAAATTTGTTCATAGACAGGGTGAGTGGTCATCCGCTCATTCAATCTAGTAATTTTGACGGGATTCTCCTTATAGAAGCCCTTAATATTAGCTGTGGAGATCTGTGCCAATAGAGGCATTCCTCGAATCTCTAAGAATCTCTTCATGTACAGTTGAAGCTCTACACGATCAGCTCTGGACAAGCTGTAGATTGCATAGGGATCTTTAAACCTAGGAGAATAGAATGAGTGGAGCAGAGAATCACTAATGTTGGTAAACCTGAGATTATCATAATAGTACTTATATTCATCCGTATCTTTACTGATTCGCAGAACTGCGAAGTCATCTTGCATCGATCTCAATACATCGAGACGATTGATATCATTGATCATTGGATTGGATTCATCCAATTTATAGACTTGCATTTCAATAGCCTCAGCATGAGACGGATGATCATCGGAATCCCTCATTGTATCGGGGGAATCAATCTCAGTGGGTTTACTCGCATAATTCTCTTTATTGTAATTCAAACCATATGAGCCCACAATTCCATCAAAGAATGATACACACGAGCGTGTATAGTCAAGCTTGTATAAAGACTTGACTAACATGACATCATGAATCATATTATCAATGTACATTTCGATATTGTCTCCTCGAATCATTTCCTTCTGAGAGAATATCGTTTTATTATTTTGAGCGTGCTTTTCAGCACGATGTACAATGAACTTACAAAGAGTGACAAAGATATGAACATCGTCTTTCTCAAATCGATCTACAATTTTACCAAAGAGTCGATCAAAGCAATCGATATGATTACCTCTCTTGATTTTACCATTTCTATCTTTGACTAAGAATGCATCACCAATATTGGCATAATGCACACACAGAGGCAGAATAAACCGGAAGCAGAAGGAAATTGCTACGATTTGCTCTGCCTGTTCATTTGTGATTTTAGGACTATTTCGATATTTTCCATCGGGATCTGTATTAACATTGACATGGTAAAGATAATGTGCCATATCTTTACACTGTCGAATAAAGGTTGGTGTAATAATTCGGTCGAGCACTAGACCTATGAAGGAGTCTTGGTCCATTTGTTTTTGAGTATCTACCATGTATTTGATAGATAGAACCGATAAGAACGAAGCCCGTTCTGTATCGAAGAATGTGAGGAAATAGTTTAAATGATGAACGACATCTGCCATTCTAGTTTTGTAATGTGCCTTTTCGATTCTAAATTTCATTAGATCGGTTTCTCCGATATTCAGTAGCTTGTCGTATTTAGCAATTACGACATCGCCATTATAAACGTAAAATTCATTCTCGGGTTTGCAAACCCAATCCACTAACTCGGGTATCTTGCGTTCATTGGTCTTGCCATCCATAGTTGTGAGGTTCCTCCTTCATGCTGCCGATTGTTGAAATGATGTAGTGCTTTAAATTTTATTGGTGGTTTTTGTATTCTTTACCTTTCCTACCTTAGTCGTCTTAACAGTCTTTGTAGTTTTACCCGAATTCTGAGAATGATTCTTGGGTTTCTCATTCTTAGGAGGGGTGGACTGTTTTGAGACAGATTTATCATTTGGTTTTACCTTGGCTTTCGCATGACTCATGATTTGATCCTGAGTTCTCACCTCTCTAGCAATTTCATCTCTGGAAACTGGTTTCCAAGGATCAAGACGAATTGTCGTAGCGAGGAGTTTACCAGTTGTCTTCAGATACTTTAAAGCAAGATATAGACTTCTCTCAAAGCCTATAATCCCATAGGGATTTGCCACAGTAGCTGCCTTCTTACGAACATATTCGTTGTATTTATCAACGAGCCATTCACAAAGCATCTTCCGACCTCTAAATACATGAGCATATGTGAAAATAAAAGATGGACAGTTTGAGAAGACTTTGAAATCACGATTACTCAGATCAATATCAGCCTCTGTCCTCTCAATGAAGGGAATTTCTACAACGACATCATAAGTCGTCTGTTCATCCCTTTGACTAGGTACAATGACATGGTAGTATGCGGTATTTCGATATACATAGATCTTGCATGTGATACGATGCAATAGTCTTTCATACTGGGCATCTAAATCCCTTTTCTGTTGTCCAACAGAAGAGAATGCAGATCCTTTTCCATAAGGGTTTGACAAGTATTCATTAACTGTCATGATACCACCTACTATTCAGGATAAACAATATTTAAAAAACTGTAGGACTTTTGCAATTAGTGTAAATTAAAATTTACGCAGATAAAAAAAGAGGAGGGTACCCGAAAAGGTACCCTCCTCTTTTATTTTACTTTTTTGATACGTTCCTTAGTAGTTTCCCCACTAAGAATATTATGATAGTAATGATACCAATATCCTGCATCATCTACATATTTCTCAAGAACATTGGGATCTTTTTGCTTATCCGGACTAACAAAAGTTCCACTGCTACCATACCATTGAATCTGGAAAGTAGTCTCGTCTTCCTCAGTCCAAAGTTTACCACTGATAGATTGATAGCTAGTGATGATATCATTTTCATCAAGCCCTAAATAGATATGCATTATCCCGGAAACTCGATGCAGCATCCGATCTCCACGGATGTGAACGATTTCATCTCCGGGGCGCTCAATCCATTTTGCACCCATCTCATCATTATCGCTCTCTATTACACTAGCAGCCGCAATAAGCTCTTCGTCCTCTTTCTCCTTCTTTGACCAAGTCTTACCAGTAAGGACGTGATGGTAATGATGAATTCCGTCAGGAGTAATCTTTTCTTCCGTATAGGGCGCGGCTGCCTCTGCACCAATAAAGATAGTCCCATCACCAGGGTTCTTATACCACTCGTCCATAAATTTCGCTTCATCCTCAGCAGTCCAAAGCGGATCATCGACATTCATGGTATTGATAATCAAACCATCCTTGATGAGTAAATACTGATGCTTATCTGCTACTACTCGATGAATCCATTCAATTCCGCGAATGTGAACAGTTTCATCATCGGGTTCCCAAATATACTGATTGTCGTCCATATTATCACTCCTTTCTATTGCCCCGTGAAAGAATCGGTCGCCGGATCATAGGTGATAGGTCCGTCCGGAGTTTGCTCATAAATGATATCTGTAGATGCATCATCCTCAGAAATGGTATCAGGAGTTTGACTGCTACGAATAACAGGAGGTTTAGGCTGGTTAAAAGCACCGCCAAGCATCCCTAGCATAGAACCCAAGGCACCACCCATTGAATCATTCATCGGAGAAGCCTTAGTTTCATTCGTTTCTCCTAGATGCACATTTGCAGATAGATGAGTTCCGAGCTTCGCAAGAGCATCCTCATTCTTAGAAGCTCTGATAGCCTCAAATACACCATCCATAAAGGACATACCCTTGGTACGCTCTTCAGTGGATAGATTCTGAAGGCTCTGAGACCGAGTGAGTTTCCGATCATACATACGACCAGTAGACAGGAACTGATTGGATGTGATGACCATAGTCAATACGGATACCATAGTCCTGATGATCTGGACATCAATCTCCACAGAGTTGATGATCGCATCCTCATGATCCATACAGAGGAATCGATCATTCTTTGCATCAAAACAGATTCTCTTCAGAGTATTTTTCCACTCAGGATCTGTGAAGTACAGAGAATCTACAGTATCCTGATGCAAATAGACGGGATCATTGAACTCCTTATCAGCACTATCCCAAAGAGTGCCGAGGACTCCGATTTCAATAATCTGATTATTGGTCAGCTTCATCGTATCATCACGATCAGGGAAAGAGACAACCTTATCGGATGCGCTCTTATTATGGAGGACATATTGAGCAACGGTATTGAATGCCCGATAGATTGCCCTCAGAGCAAGCATATAATATTTATTTCTTTTTTGATCTGGATTAGTATCAATCTTCATTGCATGCTTGAAATAATTCATGTGGGCATTGGTGATTCGAAGAGTATCAAATCCCATACCAGAGATATACCCAGAATCCCAAGCAGAACGACAAGCTAGACAGGCATCATCAAGGGAATCTTTATCACACATCTTCTGTAGATCAGTGACACCACCAACCTCAATGATACCCATCTTACCACGAAGACGGATATATCTCTGATGAGCAGTAATATATTCCTTATCAATACTACCAACACCCTGCCGATTAGCCCTCTTATTGACATGATTCCAGGTATCCTCTGCAACCTTTCGAGCCTGCTCAAGACGAGCTATATCAGCAGTCTCTTCAAAATCACGCAGGAAGATCTGTTTATCAGTAACTTCAAGAGTAGCGAGATTGCCCAAAGATTTCAAGACTAGATTACTGGATGTCTGATAGGTGTCAACACCCATCTCAGCCATTGCGGTATCATATCGAGTTTCAGGATCGATCTTTCCAGCAGCAATCCATTCCCTCTGAAGCATAGCATTGTACATCCGAAGTTTTGCATCATCAATGACAGATGCATTGGTCATGATCTCTAAATCTTCAATTGCCAACTTTTGAAGTTCCGTGGTAAACGGAATCTGAAGCATTCTCAAATAAGGAATTGCGCCTACACGCTGATATTCTTGGGCTTGTTTTACCATCCAGGTACAAATAGAATCATCGAAATAGGGGGCCATAATGACAACCGGTTGATGATATGCATTGGTGTAGTCAGCCAATACACGGAGCATATCCCAGTGATTGACATAGGTCATATTGTGATTCAAAATCAGAACTTTACCATTCTTGACAAAGCTCTTCTTCTCATCGGCATTGATATATGCAGAGTGCATAATGGGTACTGCATCAACCTTATAACCATCCTCGATGGTATACTTGGTCTCAGGAGTATTACCAATCTGCACATGAATGGTGGGATTGTTGGTCTTTTGATAGATCTCAGAGACCAGATCTGCAAACTTATCATTGCCATTTGTGGCAACTTTTGCAATCTGACGAATGACTTTATAACCCTGCTCATTTGCCTCAATCGGAGTAGTAAACTTATACAGGGTATTGATGATATCATCAGCAGCAGCTTCAACAGATTTGCGGAAGAGAGCCTGATCAAACTCAGGATCTTTATCCAGTTTCTGAGTAATGATAAACTGCAGGAAGGCATTTGCAGCAACCATTGCAGTAGTGGTACCATCACCAACAGCAGTCACTGCATCAAAACTCGTCTTCCGAAGCGTATTTAGAGCAGTATTATAGATGGGGTCATTGAACTTCATCTTACAAAGGACAGACCAACCATCCTTGGTGGGATAAACAGCCCCCATACCATCATCCAGTAGAGTGGTACTACCATAGGGGCCAAGAGTCTTGACAACCAGATCAGAGCACAATTGTGCAATGGTACACATGATCGTCTTAAACTCATCCCCAGAGATAATATTAGTACCAGACATGATATCATTGTAGATCTCTCTATCAATGAATTTATTCACATCATTTCCCATTATTTTACCTCCTCATAGATATCAAGGAAAAGCTCCTTTTTATAAACGTAAAATTCTCCCTGAATGTTTTTTGTGATATAATCCCCTGTATTAGCACTGCTAATACCTACAGGAGTAGGGACAATTAAAGTATCATGCGCTTTCTTTCGATTAGAAATAAATTTCACAGTCGGACAGAATGCTTTAATTTCTTCTTTATTGAGACCAGTATATTGAATAGCTTCAATAGATTCTGGTCTTTTTAGATATTTCTTAACTCCCATAATATTTCCTCAATTATTCCTTTGAATCTGTTAAATATTCAACTGCTTCTTCAGCTCGAGATATTGCATCTCCACACATCTCATCTAGTTGACGACGAAAGATCTCTCTATGATACTCATCCATTTTCAGAGCGAACTCTTCTGGAGTTTGTGGTCTAGGTATAGTTAAAGAAAATTTAGACTCTTGCACAGGCTCTTCATCATCACTATGAGATGCTGACTTAATATATTTTAAGATTTTAACATCCATTTCGGAATTGCTCTCTTTTATTCCTTTCTCAAGATAGTTACGCCATTGAGTAAGCATCTCTTGAATAGGAAGTCCTGAAAGCTCATGAGGAATAGATAATTTTATATTGCTATCCTCAATATTAATAGGTATAGTGAGCTGACTAAAATCAATAGCCTCCTGAAGAGGATAAAATGTTAAATTAAACATCCATTCATCCATATGACAAATATGTTTATCAATTTGATAGACAACTTCTCCATACTGCAAAGTATATCCAGGGATAGGATTTCCATTGACATCTTCAGTGGGCATTATTACCCCATGATCTTGTCCAAATCTATTTTTTACGATAGCCGCATGCTCTTTAGATATCTGATCTTTAAACCAATCAGGAGTTGGGTCAATACCCAATCTGAATGGTTCGGATATAATAGATTGATTAGGATAATAGTATTTAGATTCCATTTAAATAGCCCCTTCACCTTGAGTTGGTGGTATAAATAGAGATGGAATAAATGATCCCAATTTCCATGGCTTGAGATCGCAAAGCTTTTTAAATTGATCACTATAATGATCTTTCAAAATATAGTGAGAATCTCCATTAGGGTATTCAATTGAGTGGGTTCTTAGAGAACTCCTCAAAATCAATACCGATTGGAAGAGATGATAAGCATCTGGATCTTTTAAAATCATAAGGGCTTCATCCGGATCATTCAGAAATACTGTAGTACACTCTTCATGATCTTTCATCAAAGGAGCTACATTGCCCTGATAGAAGTTAATCTTCTCGATATCCTTTCCGAATAAACCAGTTAGATGTGCAATCTCAAATGGTTCAAATCCTCTACGATTGACAAAGTCAATTCTCTTGACAAAGTCCTGTGTAGCTAAATTGATAATTGCATATTCGATCATTGTCTTGGATCTTTGATTCCAAGTATCAATTTTATGAGCTCGTCTAATGACATCTTCTACATACTCTTGAGATAACTTATCTTTATCTCCCCTGAGTTCCATCATGAGAGATAATTCATCAACGAGAGCACATTGCTCAAATAGTTCTTTTGGATTAATGACATCCATATCATCAATAATTGGAAAATTGACTCGATCTTCTGGGAGAAGTAAAGTCGCTAAGATGCACATCTCTGCAGATGATTGCATAATGTCATCATATTCAACTAAGAAATATTCATCTCGATTTTTTCCTTGACCTGTCGGATATAAAAAATCAGGATTCATATTCTCACCTCACATAAAAAGAGAGGGCCCATAAAGGGCCCTCGTCTTTTCTTACAGCATATCACTCAGATTCGATACTTCTTGCATCTGAGGAGAGGATGTCGCACCCTGAGGGGTAAACCCACTACCAGTAGATTGGTTATTGGAACGATTCCCAGAATAAGTGGGATTCTGGATCACCACATTCAACTTCTGGGCAATCCCCTCCAGATACCGGAAGATCTTATCCAGGGTATACCGATTGACAACCTTACTCGCATGAGCAGTCACTCCAGTACCGTTGATGACGAAGGAATGTACTGTCTCACAGAAGAGGTAGAAGGATGCAAAGACCTTGTCAATATCATACTCGCCTGTCTTAGGACGATATGCGGTCAGAATCATTGCTTCTTCAAAGTGGAACCGGTAGGAGTTCTTCGGAATCCGATTCTCATCAATGTCCAAATGTAGATAGAGATAGAGACCATCATCCCCATTCTCAACCTGAATCATGGAGGACATCTTCCGAGAGGTGAAGATAGAACGGGAGATATGACGGCCCTCAGAGATCGCAGGGATTACATCATCCCTCAGCACAGTCCATAGAGCACTGATGCGCTCAGGAGGTAGAACCACACTGGGACGATGATCCTGCGGATATTTATTCTTGCCGTCTTCTCCCTGTACCGGTAGCCACAGAGAAACTGACATAGCACTGTCCAGTCCACCAATTCGTAGTTGCACAGACTGATCATCGAACAGACTGACTACGTTGGTAGAAATGGAGAACTGCTGTCGCTGACCATTATTCTGGTCCATTTAATTCACACCTTTCGATTTCATTCTCGATAATATATTTAAATTTATTACCGGGATGGTTCCTAATTTAATAATGTTTTAGTGAACCATCCCCATCCGATATTTTCCGTTTAATTCGAATTTTATTAGTAAGAGCAGATCTGGGATTATTATTCAGATATAGATCTAAGGCAATTATTTCACTAATGGTTGCATTGGTACCTTTTAATGATGCAAGTCTAGGATGCACAGTATAGCAGTCAGGATGATCAAGCATATCTGCATAGATATCATGATCTAGAATATTACCACCAAGAGAATTAGCAATTTGATCACTTATATTAAGCATCACCCGAAACCATACCTCTGAATTGATTATAGCAACATTAAGCAGATTCCAAAATCCATTACAATGTTTAATTGTATGATATCTTTCATTCATCTTGAAGTATCCACGGGAATATGGATATCTAGGATTCAGTTCTCCACAATAAATGCTATGACGTCGACGGGAATATCGTAATCTGTACATCCTCTGTTTAAAACGATTAACCATATCCTTAGCAATTTCAGGATTTTCATCAATTTCAGTGAGAGGAATTGCAAAAACTAATATTTTTCTTGCATAATTACCTTTATGGAACCATTCATAGCGTAACTTCCATGGAAGTTTTCTATCTAAATCTGCAGAGCGTATTATCTTCATACTATCTCCCCCTATTAATATTCATACCATTCAAACGGATAAATCGTAGTGAGACCGAAATCCTTGATCTCTCTCATGACTCTCTCTACGGTTTTATCATAGTCACCTCCATATTCAGTTTGGCAATATTCATTTATCGTTCCGACAAAATGCTTTTGATCTGGAGTAATTAGACAAACATTTTGGGCTGTGACTTCATTGATATCGCCTTTGAGCGAGAGTTCCGAATACTCTTTGAAGATCTCAGCATCAGATGCTCCATCCATTTTTCGAGTTACATAATAACCCTGGAAGTTTGGAATTGAAACGAAATAATCAGTATTAGAATCAAATGAAAATGCATTATTTCGATCTGCATTCAAAATGATAATGGAGTCCTTCTTCTTTTCAAATTCATCCTTTGAAATGGAAGATTGAAGAAAACGATTAAATCGCCCATCACAGAACTCTTCATAATTATAATGTGGGATATCACCCCCAATACAATAAATCGGAAGTTGAGTAGAATGATCATTATTAACAAGAACCCGAATTGCTAACTGGTCAATCGTCTCGCATTCTCCAATACTAACCTTTGCCTTATAGTTATCATGCTCAGAACCTTCAATACACTGAGCAAGATAACTAGATTGAAATGGATATGGAAGAAAATATCGATCTCTATATTCGTTCAATATAGACATTTTTTCAATCGCAACCATAAGAGCTTGAATCGCTCCGACTTCTATATATTGAACTTGCTCAATGAATTCATCAAATGGAATATAGACATCTTTAAATGCCATGAGACAATCCTCCTAGAATAAGATAGGGCTGGGATATCCCAGCCCTATCTCTTTTTTACTTAACAAGCACAACGGTATCTACCGCGACGATTTTACTTCCAAGAGGTACCGGAATCATCTTACTGCCCTTGGCCTTTCTGGTCAACACCGGAATCTCTTTATTCTTGAGTGTAAACGAATTATGCATAGTGACTACCACAAGATCTTCTCTGTGGGTCATTGCAATAACCTTGAAAACATTATCACTCTTATCCAGAGTTGCCAGATAAGAGGGTGCTGCCCTTCTCTTATTGATATCTCCGAAGTATTCAATCTCACACTTCTTGACAAGACCTTTCTCAGTGAGTACCGTGATAAACTCAGTCGTCTTCGGTACAATCGAGATTCCAACACACTGATCATCGGGTTCAAGTTTCATACTCAACAAACCAGCCGTGTCTTTTCCAGTGGCATCAAAAGATGCCATATTGGTATAGAGATACTTGCCCTTCTTGGTGTAGATGACTACATTTGGATTTCCAAACAGATAAGACACATATGCGAGGTTATCACCCTCCCTTACTTTCGCAGCTCGGATATTACGAGTGCTTTTTACCTGTAGATAATCGCTCAGAGGAGTCTTCTTGATATAACCATCTGTCGTCAACGTGACCAAATACGCCTCACCAAATCTCTTGGTGAGTTCATCCAATTGTGAATTCTTAAAGCATGGCATGACTTGAATGATCTTGCCATTTAGCTTTGTAAAATCATAGATACGGTGTCCAACATTACTCGGTTCACAATTGTCAATCGAGTGAACCGGGATAATGGAATACCGACCATAGCTATCAAAGAACATCACCGAATCCCGGTTATTGACCAACATCAAAGAGATCGGATAATCCATCTGATTGAAGACACCCAAGTTATTATTTCGCTTGGGTTCATCCTTATAAAACGGAAGCTTCTTGATATATCCCTGGTTGGTGATCATCAGATTGTGCATACTATCCGTGATCACTTCACCAGCTTCACTATCAGCAATGATACGGCTCTTCCGAGGAGAAGCATACTTTCTCAGATCTTCCAGTTCATCAGCAATAACCTGGTCAATCCTCTTCTCAGACCTCATGATCTCCATGAGTTCATCACGTTCAGCGACTCGCTCAGGGAGTTCTTTGATAAATCGATCTCTGGCCTCTTTGGTCAGAGTATTGAATTGAGAGGTTGCAAGACGCATTGCCTGATATGTGGTCATTCCACAATGCTTGGAAAGCTTATTATAGAGCTCATCGTCTTTACATTTCCTCATGATACTGATCGTCTTCTCGATATGCTGATCATCCAGAGCTGTAATCAAAACCTTGAGCAGTTCAATTCGCTCATTGAGCTTGACTACTCTCTTATTATAGAGCCGGCGTTTATAGGATCTCCTCTCATCAATCCATGCCTGGATAAGCATCTTGAGAGAGAATCTCCTAACTTTCAGTTCTTCAACTACAGCCTTCAGATCAACCGAGACACCTTTGTCCAAATCGGTCAGTTTCCAGATCTTATTCCGAATAGCATAAGGGTCATGCGCATGATCTACAATGATCCAATAGTCAATCACCATGGTAAACTGACCATCTTTCCCTCTGATCTGATAGGAGTTATCTTGCCGATCTTCAATCGGTAGTTTTCCACTCCTCTTCAGTTCAAGGATTTTCTTATCAATCAATCTTAGAGATACTCTCCACGGGATATTCTTGACACAGAGTGCCCAGTATTTCTTGTGGTTCATCATAATCTCTTTGATTTCGATATCTGCTCTCATCCTTAGAGTGCCTTTACCAGTCTCACAGATCTGGTCTAGTACTCCATCGGTATCTACAATCGGGCATCCAGTTGGGAGATCAGGAACCATATAGATCTCCCCGCAATTGGGATTTGCCAAAACCTTCTTAGTATTCTTGATGATATCATCGATATTGAACGGAGGTACCCGGAACGCATTACAGGGTGCAAACCCAACACCGCCATTCACCAAGATATTTGGAAACTTGGTAGGAAGTGTCATCGGTTCATAGATATCTGCCGCTGTATTGTGCATCATCTCGATACACTCTGGATCAAAATCACTGAAGAAACACTCATATCCATATTTGCTCATGGAGGCTTCCGTATAACGAGAAGCTGCATATGGAGCATCAGCTTCATTGCCGAAGTTACCCTTTCCCTTAATCATAGGAACAGGAGTTCTCCATCTCTGAGCCAATGATACCATGGCATCGTAAATCGCAGTATCATTATGTGCATGAGTCTTCAGAGTATCACCAACAACGGAACCAGATTTCATTCTGGTTCCATTATAGGCATGACCCTTATAAAGAGTCATAAGAGTACGTCTGACAACTGGCTTTAATCCATCAGAGAGTCGAATCATCTGACGGAAGTAGTTGGTATTGGCAAAGAAATAGACCATGTTTTCCTTGTCATACTCCGCAATATCAACATCCTCTATGTTTCCAGTGGTTTGCTCATAGAGAAAATTTTCCTCTTCAATACCAGCCCACATCAACTTGCTTTCTGAGGGCTTGATATTACTCACCTTGGGTTTCAACGGGCATCCGCTCCTTACTGTCCAGATACAAGAGATCGAATGTGATTAACTGTGGAGGTTCATTCCACAAAATTCTAGGAACTAAAACGTGCCTATCTGAATGCCTAATATATCGACTTTCAGGGGTTATCGAATCAAATTTGAAGTCGACATACAATCCACCCTTACAGCCATAGACCTTTTTAATGATGATTTTCTTTGCATCCTTATATATCGAAGTGAGCCTAGATACAGAGACATCCATCCGATCAAATCTGGGATTATACTCTCCATAAAAGGTATTTGTCGATAGAAGATCATCAATTGGAGGTTTACCGCATTGCTCTAAATAGAATGACACTGGTAAATCATAATTTTCAGTTTGAACCTTCATACTGTACACTACAGTTACCTCTTTTCATCAACACTGTATAGATCAAATGTGATAAGTCTATACAGAGAGCGTTTTCCAGTTCTCGATGTGTTTATAATCATTCTAGGCCTAAGACTGAATTGATCTAGATGGTTAGAACATAACATTTTGACATCATTATCAATGAAACGGATTTCAGCATACAAATCACCCAAATATTCATATACTTTTCTAATAGAAAACTTTGCATCAGTAGGTTTAACAGTTGTGAAATCCATCATCGATATATAATCTAGATTTGGATCAATGGCGCCAAAAAGCCGATCATTTGCTATGAATTCACAAATGGGCTCAGACTTACATGCATTGAGGATATCATCCTTTGATATACCCACTGGGTTGATGATAACTGTATATTCATTAGCATCATCAGTCGTTAGATTCTCACATGAGGTTTTCTTAATCATTTCTTGTATCTCATCCATACTCAAAATTGAAGTATTTCCACTACTGTCAGGCTTAAAACCAATCTTAACTATATTCGATTGCACAGGAGGTACCTGGAAATTCTTAAGGAATGGCCCCCATTTTTGAAGAATATCTTTTACCAGAGTGATATCAACAGTGATCCAGAAATTGGAGAACGAATCATCGACAAGTCCAGGAATAACCTTTATTTGCTCGGCATTGAGTAGCCGAGGTACAAATCTCCAATCATCTGGATTGGACTCATATATTTTCTCATAATCAGAATTCAGAAATTCGATATCCATTTGATGAATAATAATCTCATCATCCATCTGAAGCCTGATCTCATTGATTTTAAAGAGAGCCGTACGAGGATTTACTGCACAATAGTATCCCAATTGGAACGGCTCAAGGGTTTGAGTTGGATACCACGACTCACCAAAGAGGCAGCCCCTCTCAATCAGAGGGGCTAAATGAGCTTCATATAGTTTCTGAAGATCTTCAAAGTACAGACCAGTGTCGCTGTAGTCAATGTCAACCGTGTAAATTTTTCCCATGATAGATTCTCCTTTTAGTTATCGATATCTGCATAAGAGATCGTGGTATTATCTAACAGATCTCGTCTTGCCTCAATCATCTTTTCAGATTTCTGGTGTAGAAGCTGGAAGACCTCTTCCGCTTTCTTCTTATCCGGCATTGTGATACGGAGAAGTTTGCGAGTTTTCGGATTCATGGTGGTCATAAAGAGCAGATATGCATCTGCCTCACCTAATCCTTTAAACCTCTGCTCAATTCCAAGACTATATTGGGCACCCATGGACCCAAGGAATTGACCAATAGTCATCTTATCATAGTAATCAGAGTCATCATTCTTATTCTTGACATATACGAATAGGCTCGGGTTCTTAACCAAGAGAGCCATATACCGTTCAGCAGATCTCATAAAGAGTTTATCACAAATCAGACTGAATTCCTTCAAATCCCAAGATCCAGACAAAGACTGTGTCTGAATATCATAGGTCATCTCGGGGAATTGCCGTTCAATCATCATCTTAAACCTCTGCTCATCCTTACCACATACCAGCTTGAAATATGCAGCGTATTCGACCACGGTAGGACCACAGCTAGAACGAGCGGCCAGATTATTCAACTCGAGCATATACTCGGCATTCATATTCAACCAGTCAATAGCTTCCTTCTTTGTCAAACCTCTCTTGATATTCTTATTATCTCCATCAAGAGCAAACTCGACATTGTTGGCAATGGCAGTATTCTCGATCTGATACAGCTCACGCTTATCATACAAGAACTCTCTGCCTTTATAATACTTAAACTTCCCATCTTTCTTCAGCAAATACAGAGGGGGCATAGCTTTAAACAGTCTACCAGCCTCAATAACCTCTGGCATAAAGATCAGGAAGAAGCACATAATCAAACTGGTGATATATCGTCCATCAGAATCTGAGTCAGCACAGATGATAATCTTATTATATCTCAGCTTATTGAGATCGAAGTCCTTTCCAATACCACAACCAAGAATCGTCACAAGATTTCTAAAGGTTGGGGCATTCATCAGTTGGGATAGAGACATATCATAGATATTATCTGTGACACCCATGACTCCATATAGAGCCTGATACTTCTTATTTCGACAATTCTCCAGAGCACCTGCAGCGGAATCGCCCTCACATATATATAGTTCTTTATATCCCTTCCAATAACGGTCGGAGATATTAAAGAAACCTTTGATCTCTGCATCCTGTAAGAGTGACATTGGCTTATGACTGGTGCTTACACCTTTGATCTTATTACTCTCCAAACGGGCTTTTGCTACATTTCGGAGGTAACCAATGATCTTTCTCAATAGACCAGGATTTTCATGGAAGTACGCAGTCAGCACTTTTTGAATCATATACCGTCCACTTTTCAAGACATCTTGACTGGACAGTTTAGATTTGTGCTGACCTTCCAGAATCGGTTTCACATGACGACAATTGACCGCCATGACAAGCCCCTTCCGGCAATCGTCATAGCTGATCTCAATCTTATTGGTCGGATCTAGCTTCTTTGCTTCCCGACTCAAGAACTCACAAATGGCTCTCTGAGCAACTTGCTCATGAGTTCCGCCTTCTGTGGTGATGATATAGTTTGCATAGGAATCACAAATCATCTCATCTAAAGAACGATCATAACTGAATGCAACTTCTAGACCGAAGTCTTCATTCTCACATTCTACCTCAACCGGAGCAAACTCCAAAGAAGAGGATAAATATTCAACATTGGTCTTCAGACCACTTCTCTTATAAAGGATTTTATGTTTATCATCTCCGAGAGATCCCTCATAATAGATAGAGATGTCTCCTCGGAGGATATAAGACATATGTCTGAAATAATCCTCGACGATATCTCTGGTCAGATCCATCGGACCGAGATATTTCTCAGATGGAATAGAGGATACAGATAATCCATATCTCTCTTTCTTTAAAGTCTGAACCTTGCCCTCACTCAAAACACCATCATGGAATTCAAGCGTTTTAGCCTTAAATCCACGATAGGAAGTGATAGACATATAGTCAGACAGAGCGGCAATAACAGTCAAACCCACGCCATTCATGCCGGCTAGGTCTTTATTTCGATTGGCTTTACCAATCGTTTTGGTTCCCATATGCTTCTTGCATACGGTATCTTTCAAAAAGTCTAGAGGAATCCCTCGGCCTTCATCTGTAATAGTGAACTGCCTGGTTCCCTCATTAAAGGTCACATAGATCTTTCGGGTGTTGATCTTACTCTCTGCATTCATAGCCTCATCAATGGCATTATTGATAATCTCTTTGCAGAGATGAAGACCACCCTGAGTTCCCAAAGGAGATACATACATGGAAATAGAAGATCGAATCTCTTCAATTTGATTCGCCATTGTCATGTATACATCATCAGAGAACTTGTCTTGCCTATCCTGAGTTACAAGATACTGTGTGGTATCTTGTTTCTTTTCATGTTTAGGCATCTTTGCAGGAAAACTACTACCGTGATAGATTTCTGCAGGCAAAATGAAACACACCTTTCTAATGGATTTTGCAAATGGAATGTGCTATTCATATGTTATATGTGGGTGACTATCCTTACCTATTAATAATGTATCAATCATAGTTAGAAATTATAAAAAAGAGATGGATGGGATTTTTCACCCATCCATCTCTTCCTTGCGTTATTCCCCGGGCTTGTCGTCGACTACGATTGAGTATGTCGGAATTATAGAATCTTTGACCAGATGAGTCTTGGGCATTCCGATTGGATCTTTCTCCCAAATGATCTCACGATTGTATTCTAAAGATCCATCATATTCCTCATCTGAACCAACTCTCGTATTAGAGAGTTTAGTCGTATAGAGGTGTTTGATTGCGATATCTTCCAGATGATCATAGAGAGCAATATAATGCGGATCAACTTTTCCAGGATCAAACAAGTCATCATCCTGATATTTAATCTCATAAAGAATGATAGATTTAATCCTCCCCATTGGGAAGATACTACCTGTACTCATAAAGATCATCATATTCTTGGCATTCTCAAGTGAAGTGGGAAGGCCAATTTTCATCTTATCCACATTGAAAAGTTCTGCCAGAATACTTCCGCCAACATTTCTGATATCATGACAATTGTAAGTGCGAGTACTTTTGGAAACTGTCGGATATTGGTCCATAATGAAGAATGGACAATGCCCGATATCAGATCTCCTGAACCTAAACAGATCGTAGCGCCCATTTCCACTATACATTGGAATATAATACCCAGACTCTTCATCATCATTCCTATTGAATTGGATCTTGACAATGAATTTGGGCAGAATACCAGTAACCCAGAAGTTTACATACGGCTTCCCATCTTCAGTGGTTTTGATACAACTACAGGTAGTAAGGAAATCTTCATTTAGATAGTCATTTAGGATTTCAGACATTGCATCGGCCTTATTCTCATCTTCCGTACACTTTGCGAGTTCCTCGGTGATCGGAAGGTTATAGGTGTATCTGCCGGATACATAGGGTAGTAGATCTCCAAACGCTGCAGTTCCATCCTTGACACTGAAGAAGATAGGAATCGGGCTGACAAACCCGAACATGTTATTTCGGGCCAATTGGACCAAAGGCCTGGCAAACTGATCTTTGACAAACTCAAACTCTTTTCCACCAATGATTGGAGTGCAAGTTCTGATATCCCACGCTGTGAGTATCGGAGCGTGATCATTACCTGCAGAGTTTTTTGGTTTTATAAATTTCATTGAGCTCCACAACCTTCCACAAATGACTTAACTGATTCCTTATAAGCCTTATTTGATTGATAGATCATATCAGCTTTCTTTTGAAATAGAGCCGGGATAGAATCATCCATCTTTTGAATCAAATTCATGAAGTCGGGATCTACCTCATGAGCAGGAAGATGTGGATCATTGAGTTCAAGAATTCGAACTCCATCCGTCGAAAGCCATCTTCCTCTCGACAAAAGTTGACAATATTTGACAATCTTGCAGGTATTTTCCAATGTCCGTGAAGGCCCAACATAGCTTGTGTCAATCTTTGACACTTCCCAGAAGATGTCGGATAATTCAACCGACGTAAAATCAGGAGAGAATCGATTTATCAATCGACTTGCACAAACATAGCACAATCTTGTGCCTGTCGGTGTCTGTTTAAATTCAATCGGAAGAAGTTTTACAGTTTGATCATCAACGATAAATGGAACATAATACGATCTGTCTTTACGTTTGCCATGCCAACGATTGGTCATAACGATATACTTCGAATGGATATTAGTGATCCAGGAGATTTCTTGATTCTCACCATAATCCGCAGAGTAGATGTGGAGATTTTCCGGAAATTGATCAACCTGCTGCTTTTCATGAGGAAAAGCACAATTGCTATTAAGAAGAATTCGGAAATTTTCATCGACAGGAATGGGAGTAATATACATCCCGTAGTATCCGCAATACATGTTGCGGACGATGTCGATTTCTTTCCGAGTTGCGACATTTTCTGAAACCCATGATCCATACAGGTTATAATGCTTAGATCCGGGTAGTGACTGAGAATAATTAATCTTGACCTTCATAATAATACCTCCAAAGAAGGGTGGGATTTTATCCCACCCTTCTTATTTTATCTTATTCGTCGTCCTCGCCGTTATCCTCATTCAGGAAGGCCATCACTTGATCAGACAGACTCTGAGAAATTTCATTGATATTATCCGGAGCATCATCATAATCCTCCGGATGCTTCTTCTTATCCTCCTGAATGGCATCCATGATGAAATCAGGATATGCACTGCTGTTGATCCCGATATTACCAGGATTGGTGACCCCCACAACATCGCCATTCTTGGTATTAATCAGAATCGTGTTAGTGGGAGTGAAGACATACGGAAACTTGATAAATCTCACAGGAGATGCCTGAATCATATGAGGAGGAATCTCCTGCATAGATTCAGAATCAACAAACCGCTGTGCATCTGTACGATGTGCCAATCGGTTATCATTATTGAAACGAAGGATAGTCCTCGCTCGGATATTATACTGGACACTCTGGATCGGAATCCCGGTACCCTCAATATGTTGAGTAGTGATCCACCAGGTCTTCCCGATCATATCCTTATATCCGGGAGCATTACTCATATCCTTCCATTCTTCTTCAGCTCCGGTCAAAGCCGCAATGGGCTTCCAGGCCATGATATTATTGATCAGAGAAGGCAAGATCGACAAAGAATCAGCCGGGATCGACTGATCATCACTTTCAACGACAAAATCTCTGATAGCAAGTAGAGTATCAGTGAGCATATCCATTGCATCCTGAATGATTGTACGCTCTCTTTCAAGAGAAAGCTTTTGATGTTCATCCTTACACTGATTGAGTCTTTCGACAATCAGTGTGTTATAATAAGCATTCTCAATGTTGGCACGCTCAAGCATAACATCGATGAAATCCACACCGATCATCTTGATGGCAACACTTTCATCTTTAGATTTATCTTTCTCATCAAGAGGACCTTCCATTTCAGAGTGCTGGATAAGCTCATCTTGTTCATTGGGTTCATCTTGGAATGAGTTAGGATCAAGAATCAGATCATCTTCGTTAAAATCCATCGTAATATCTCCTTTTACCACAAAAATGATTCGTCCGGGTAATTTTACTTTACCCGGACGAATCTAATTTAACCCTTCCAAGTAGACCCGCGAGGTCCGCTCTGCTGGCTGTTGTTGCGCTTCTTCTTACCACCGGTGGTAACGGTGACAAACGCTTTCTTGACATCCTCCAGACGATACTGTTCCTTACTCATCTTCTTCAGGAACTCGGCATCCTTATCATTAGCAGGATTGGACAGGATCTTGATGATGTCGATTGCTCGGCTGACAATCGCGATTGCATTCTCAAGATCCTCGATCTTCATCTGTTGGAGATTGATTTCACCACCACAGCGACGGCATACCCAAATCGGATTGCCGTCCTTATCAGAACGATTAGTACGTTTCAGAGACGGTTGTTTGTTTTTCTGGTGGAGACAAACGCAATGTAACTTGCGTTCCCCCTTGAGTGTCTGCTGCTTGGTCTCCTGGATATAGGCGTACATCTTCTCTACGCCTTTACCAGAATTGCTCACGGCATTTGCTTTGATTTCATCCATGTGCTAAACTCCTTTCGTTGATATAGCGGATAAATAAAGTGTGGTTTAGGTCAATCTCACAAGAGAGGGATTATAGTTGGTGTAAATCCAAAACTATAATTTTACCTCACTCATTAAGATATCACTAAACCACACTTTACCATCAAGGAAATAATGTATTTATCAAACGAATTGATTACATTACTTGAATAATATCAGGCCTCCACTGCATATCCTCATCGAGGATGGAAACCTGCTGAATATAAGAAGTTAGCTTCCAAGTGACATAGCTCACAGACTCATTGACTCGATTCGGATGAGGGACATAATGTCGAATACCAATCATATCAACACCACCGACAGAATCGAGAATAATGTCATTTACATTCTTGAGCTGAGAAGAGCTATAACCAATAGAGACTTTATAGTTATTATCAAAGACAATCATAAAGATACGATTGCCAAACTTATTGATCAGCAACTGAAGAGTTGCATTGGTAAATGAATTAGATCCGGAAACAGTACCATCCAGAATGGGATTTACTGCCAGAGCAGAACTATTGAACGGACCACGAATCGGATACTCGCCCTTATAGTTGGGAATGGATAGAGCACCAGTCTTCAGATCATCATCCACAAGGGATCGATTGTCCATCAACAGCTTCTTATTGACAGTCAGAGTACCACCAGTGGTAACTGTCATGACTGTATGATCAAGAACTAGTTCATCAACAGTCAAATTACCGACTAGATTGACAAAGCTGGAGGCAATTGTAAGCTTATCAGTAGTGATCGGAGTACTGAGATTCAGAACTGCATTCTTACTACTGGTGCTCAAGTACTCGATCATCTGTAGAGCAATCTTGAGATCCTCTACATTGGTAACCCAATCAAAATTGAATAGGGTTGCAGTGAAGGTAATTCCCTTGCTATTACAGAAAACCGCATAGCCACCAGGATTACCATTCGGGGCTGCGGCATTACTGACCACAATGCAATCAGTATAATTCTCATCAATATTACTGATCTGAATTCGACCAGTATTCAGAGCAGGATACTTCTTATCAATCGCAATTCGAACTAGGAATTTGTCACTAGCGGGATCAATAAAGTCCTCAGGAATTGCAAATTGAGACATGAAGATCTCAGCACCATCGGCATTCAGTAGGACAATCTGCTGAGCACTCCCACAATCATACTGCACAGGAGAAATAGATAGTCTAAATCCCTTACATAGCTGAGAGACAGTAAAGGGATCCGAGCTACCGGTGACAAGGGATCCCCCTTCAATGGATAGCCTAGAAGCACCACTGTAATGGGAATACCCGCCAACAGCATATTCGCTCTTACCAACCATAGCAAAAGCATTTGCACAGGTGATATTACAGTTAGTAAAAGTAAAGTTCGAAGGAGCTACCTGAGTACTAGGTACCCGGGCAATATCGACAAACGTAGATCCTCCGGCTTCAATCTCGCAGCCATTAAACTCAATTCCAAGGGAATCGCATTTAATACCGATATCTCCATCAAAAATGATCTTCACATTATTAAAGGAGATACCACTACCATTCATCACGAAGGTATTGCTAAATGTGATCGCCGGTAGAGTGCCAGAGTCATTCGGGACACCGGTAATTGTCACACCTTTTACAGTGGAAAGATCTTCAGATACAACGACATCAGCATTGATATTGATATCATTACCAGCTTGCCAGCCAGCCTTAAATTTCTCGAAGGTATCTGCAATGGTCATTTAAATTTCACCTCGATATAAGTTTTTAGTTTGTTGAGTAATTATATGACTGTCTTCCAGCATAAGAAATAGTGTAACCAGATGTAATTCAAGACATCTGGTTACACTATTTGACATCAATAGCGGACTTTGAAGGCTTTATACACCCGTTGTTCGAGATCTTTCTCAGTTTCACGATGTTTGGTAATCGTATCATGTACCGACTGTTTCATCTCCCCACTCAGTACATCACTCGAAATCAAGCCCTCTCCAATTGATGTGACAACACTAGACACCGTCTGGATATAATCGTGATTGATTTCAGTTAAATCATACAATTTGTCCACCCGCTCATCAAGATCTGAGGATTCACTACTATTAAGAAGATCATTGACCTTCTTCTCTAGGTCATTGATCTTCTTTTCTAGCCTCTCCTCTCGAACAAGCATAGCTTTTTCTTTCTCTTCTTCCGCAATTGCTCGCTCTTTATTATATTTCTCTAACAATTCATGATACTCTTTTGATTGTTTTTGACTCAGACTTACTTTCCATCCACCCCATGCAACTGCAATTGGAGTCAGACAAGTAACCAGAGTCGTGAAGACTGTGAGAAAATCCACTTTTCTGTGCACCTCCTTTCTATCCGAATGATAAAGTAAGTATGCACTCAGATTTATCTTTTTGTTAAAAATGAGGGTAGTAGGGACTGATATACCCTACTACCCTCATAGTTAGCCCTTAGTAGTATTCTGCTTGAAGAGCTGGTTAGCATAGACAGAAGTGCCGGCTACCAGCACACCCTGCGTGATCCCAGCAAAGACCAGATTAAAGCCATCTGCCACAGTCTTCACCTCTGTAGTCGCAAACAGAGCAAACAGGCTGAGAACGATACTGAGAATGCCGAGAAGAAGAGGAATGTGCTTATTGTCAATCGAGGTAGAGCTCTTAATGACCATACCGATAATGTACAAAACAGGAATCAGCACAAGAAGATTGGGATTGATATACTGATTAATTGCGCTCATATCCATAGTTATCGCCTCCTTGAGATTTATTACTACTTGTGTTCGATTTTTACGGTGTAATTGTAGTACCAGGGAAGGTCAGCATTGCCAACCAGTTTTCTGCCAGAGTAAGTTTATTATCCAGATTATCAAAATCCCACTCTATCACTCCAGATAAGCATGCCTGGAGTTGATGTAAACGGGGCGCATAGATAGCAGAATTAGCTTTATATGCGCTATGATCTTCATTCCATACAAGTTCTTGGCCAATCATGATTTCGCCATAGAGATCTTTTTGAAATCCCATAGCAAGTTTTGCATAGAAAGAGTCCCCAACTAATATGTTATATTTATAGGTGAGAGTGAGATCTCCAATATCTTCTTCATGATCAAAATATCTTTCAATGACAAATGATTCATTTGTCAAATCAACATCAGTAAATTGATCAGAGACTAAATAGTTTCGATAGGAAGAATTGCTATCAAAAATGCCACAATATGCAGTGGCATCGGAATATCCATCTCCACCTAAAGTCTCCCATTTGCCAGGCACAGTAAGGGATTCATAAATGAGAAGATGAATATCATAAGGAACTCCATCCTCTGGATCAATATTCATAGTAACCTTGAGAAGATCTCTTGTTTTACCAGATTCTTTGGTTCCAGCATAAGGACTGGTAACTGGTTCAATATCAGTAATCATGCACTTCCCCTTATCATAAAAATGATTTGAGGGAGACCAAATTTCACTCCAAGTTGCTACAGTCTGATGACTGGTGTCATCATGACCAACGATATTGAATGTCCATTCAAGAATGGCACATTTACCAGCAATTGTGTTATTAGCAGCAGTTAGAATAACTGGCTCATTATGATTAAATCCATAGAAGGATCTAAAGTCGTCATAAGGAACAAGCTCACCTAGAGAAATCTCTGAAGTATGCTCAGAGACATTGCGGACAAATAGTCCACTGTGAGTAGCATCGTTCTTACCACGAATAAAATCGTAGAATAGAGTGCCGCTATGTCCAGTCTCATTGTCAATAAAGTTGAAAGCACCAATATTGACTCTAGAGTCAAGATCAAAGTCACAAGGCTTGACGATCATAGCAGTCACATTCACATTGTCAACTTCAAATCCATTATTGATGCAATTGACTTTAACATTATTCGGACTCACATACTGCCTACGAATAGTAGTTGCAGATGCACTATCCAAGTCAAAGATTCGAGTATTAATAAAGGAAATCTTATTATCAGCGTCTAGAGCATCGATGGTAAAACAATGACAAGGTTTACCAGATGCATCCTGATAATAATCAGGAACGATGTGATACACTTCACTGATTTGGAAAGAACCAATATTGACAATCTCAGTATTGATCTTGGCATCAGTAACTTTAAAATAGATTGCTCTATAACCAGTCTTGTCTCCATAGACTACAAGGCCAATTGTCTTAAAGGGCTGGGTATCAGTAGGATCACATTCAGACCAGCATACAGGGATCCAATTCTCATCAGAAGTACCTAGACCCTTATTCTTGAGAATTGTAACAACAGACATCTTCTGTTCAAGATTGAAATTGATATCGGTCGCACTAGAAGAAGTAGTATAAACACCGATATCCATCTTAGTGGGATTCAGTGCAGATTTTACACTTGCAAAGGTAATAATAGCTGTATTATCACCCATACCTTTAAATGCAGCAAAAGTATGGAATGATTGTCTGAAATTTATGAAATATTTCTGGTTTACACCTTTATGACAATTCTCCTCTTTATCAGTATGATAGATTAGACCCCATGCAGAACCCATTCCTTTACCCATATCATAAATAGAGGTAATATCATCATTGTCATAGGATGTATCTTCTCCGGTATGGAATCCTAACCCGGCAATATCATCATTAGCACCCTCCACGATAGCATCAGACTCACCATCAGCATGAAGAGCAAAATCAACTTCCTGTCCATTGACATATCCACCTAGTTGAATAATAAGGCTATTACGAGGCTCACCCTTACAGTTAAAGGGAAGAGGAACTCCTTGGGGTTTCATTAGATAAATCAGAGCTTTATCTAGATCATTGAGTTTAGAGATGAGGTTTCGGGCAATTACTTCAAACTCATCTTTGGTATAGACAGTTGCACTGAGATCATACCCTGCAATTGTAGTAGGAGTATTTTGTACATACTTCCATTCAGCAGTCGTGATATCTTCCCAGTTATGAGTAAATTCAAGTACACCGCTCACATATGCCGGTGTACCCAACATCTCAGGGTCAATAATCTTGTACCATTTATAATTTTCGATATTTCCATCAGGATCGTATAGCAGAATATTACCTAGATGGTATTTACCCTTACGATCCTCATCACTAATAGGATTGGCAAGAGAATCAATTCCATCAGGAATTGGAATTACCCTCTCTTTAATTTCATCGGGTAATCTTCTGGGATCAATCGTACCAGTTAAAACATTCTCACCGAAGATAGTGACAAGGGGATCAATGTCATGTCGATGATTTGCATCGGACTTTGAATCCCACATATTTGCTTTTTTATGACTGATATGAGGAGGAGTAGCAGATTCATCCTCATTAACATGGTCATCATAATTCTTCAGGGTATCTCGAGCAGTTTTCTCTAGAGCATTGATACCCAGAATTTCATCATATAGTGTCATGATAATCTCATGGCACTCTTCTTCACGATCTTTGATGATCTGAAGAAATTCTTCCATAGATAGGATAGCATCCCATTGAATCTTTTCATCAGGACTGATATGAATGAGGATCAATTCATTCATTTTATGCTTCAAGAACATACCATAGTCTTTGGAGACTGATGCAATTGCATCATTGGCATATTCATAAATATCTTTTTCTTTATGATTGGTATCATACCAGATTTTATGAAGAGCCCCAGGAATTGTAGCTTCAATCCAGGTTCCTAGATCAGGATCATATTTTTTAAGGGTTGCAAAGTTCTTATCACAATCCAACCACAGAATTCTAGGATCAGTAGGGGGATCAGGAGGAAATACACTACGAATAATTTTAGACTGCTCCTGAGCCTGCATCTCACCAGTCAACTTTGTCCATTGAGGTTCCTGAGTAGAGTAGACATATAGTTTGTCACCCACATCAAGAGTCCACTTCTGATAATAACCAAGAATATCTCTATGATAATTAGGACCCTTGATTTCGGCTTGCTCTGGATCGTAAGGCCCCCAGAGATACATGATAGAAGTTCTCAATAGAACGGGGAGAACTGAATTATCAGGAATTTCCTCTGGACCATTGGTGTAGTTATATAGGACAAAGTTACCAATCTTCTCAGGATCACTGGGAGTTCCATTTTCATCTAGATCGACTCGGAAGTATTCAATCAGATCCCTCTGTGTATCTTCGTGCAACTTAACATAGCCAAATGTCTCAGGATTTGTCTTAAGGATACGCTCTAGTAGCTCATCAAATAGTGGGCCATTCGCAATATCCTTCGAATCCCAATAGACATAGGTTTCATTGGCCATATCATCTTCACTCCTTTATAAAAAAATGGCACTTCGTGTCTGTAAAGCTAAATTTTACCCGCTTGTTTTCCGGGCCCTAGTTTCACATTTCACGAAGTACCATCAAAAAATTAACAAAGCAGAGCTTGTAGCTCAAGTGCCTTTCTCAAGATGACTTCCATATTTTCTTCCAGCTTGGAATGAGTATCCAAGATGACATCTTGTTTTAGGCTGGTCTGTACAACCTTATTGAATAGAGTAGTGCTGTCTTTACCAGCAAAGTCGATCAGAGCATCGATCACCTCAGAGTACTCGTCAATAACCGCTTGTAGAGGAACCAGCATAGCATCAATCTCTAGTTTGGTATAGCAATCGATGATGCCATATCCATCCAGAGTATCGGGGGTATTGGTAATATTCTCCCAATCTAGAATAGCAACACCAGCAGAGTATACCTTAAGGCCTTGCTGATACTGGGGAGTATTCAGTTTTGTATCATCAATGACATAGTAGATGATATTATTCTCTTTAACCCAAATCATATCGCCATTCTGAGCTTCATCTCTTGTGATCTTAGCAACATCATCAAAGGTGTCAACCTTATGAACCACTTCCTTAGAAGCAGGATCGATTCGGTCGGCACTAATAATGCCAGATACAATCTGAGAGGCATCAATGGTCACTCGATTATCGAGATAATGGGTATGATTAAAATCTGCCTTAGAATCCCAGTAAGCCTGTTTATCCAGACTAGGATGAATTACAGTATCACTTACATGTTTTTCCAGAAGATCCTTATATAGTTCAACGGCATTCTGTAGGCGAGTGACAAGAGCAACAATATTTCGTGCTTGAGTGATTACGTCGTCATCCACTCGAGCTTCCAATTGATCCCACTTCTCATTGACAATGTCAACAGTTGGCTTAGCGTTCCAATTGTCCTTATCCTCTTTTGTCACATGAATACTGGAATCATTAATATGCTCATCAAAGTCTAGGGTGATTTGCTCTAGATTGGCATCTTTGATTGCATTATCAATATAATCATAGATATCGACACCAATTCCACGAGGATCATAAACATCGGTCTCCATAACACCAACCGGTTTAACAGCTCTCCACTGACCATTATACCAGCAATATAAAGCAGGGACATTGGGATTAGAAATATCTAGCCACATAGTGAAATCTTCAGGCTCCAGAGGAGAAGTTTCACTAATTGCAATTCTGGTATTGGCCTGGCGATACTTCCAAGGACCCCAACGTTCAACCGTCTCAGGTTTGTATTCTCTTACATAGAGATCATTGAAGTATTCCACCATCTGGAATCGCTTCATGCCCTCTAGCTCGAAGATGGAGATATTGATTGGACCAAAGATATCAATCTCAGGTCCATTGACCCAATGGCTCGTGGTGAAGTTACCAGTATTCACCAGAGTATTCAGATCAATCGGCGTATCTACAGTAGATAGTAACTTATACCAGCCATTTGCAGCATTGATGATATCAAAGGCTTTCAGTAGTAGTTCATCAATCTTTGGGCCAGTAAATTTCGTTCTATATCCCATAGAACTAACCTCCTTTTATAAAAAAAGAAACGAGTAGTAAATGTTACGGCTTTGTTTTTAAGGATACCTTACCCAGCACCAATTTCAAACCCGGATTATCACTTTCCCGTTGGACTCACAAGCTGACCTGGCTGGCCAGATCGTTTACGGTTCCATAACTCTCCGAGTTCTCCATCAGTGCTGGATAAGATAGAGCCTATACCTGCATAAGTAATTTAACATTGCCCAAGGGGTGTTCAAGTCCCTTGATCATCCAATGTATCACCTATCAGATACACTTTAATGATATATCGATAAAATCTTAAGTTTACTGATGGAAAAAGAGGATGTAGGCAAAAACCTACATCCTCTTTATGTTTAATTAGATTAGAGAATAGACACGATACGCGAAGCTGGAAGTTGTCTTCACAGTGACATCGCGGTTATTGAAGTTAACCGTGGAGAACAGACGAACATTCGCATACTCGTCATTGACCTTCTCGCCAGAGTAGAAGCCAAAGGCATTATAACGAGCCTGAGACAGATTACCCTGAGCCTCGAAGTACTCACGGACATCGTTGGAGTTCAGGGAGATATTGACCTCCAGGAAGCTCTCAATACCGTCGGTGGAATCAGACTCAGAGACATCCGCGGTGATCTCAGCACCATCCTCCTCAGAGTCAATGGCATTCTTCCACTGGGTACGGATCTGGGAGCCCTCATCAAACTCCTTCAAATACCAACTGAAGGTACCGTCGTTATTATTATGCTTGAAGAAATACTTGGGGGCATCATCACCCACCAGGTCAGCACCAAAACGCATGGGAATCAGACCACCAGCAACATCATTCTGCTTGATATCAGGAGCCTTAACATTGCCGAAGTCAAGACCAGCACCACCAATACCACAGCCGAACAACAGGATCTGGTTATTACCGGTGGGAACACCATTGATATTGATACCATACTTCTCATTCAGAGCAGGAGGCATAAAACCACTGGTGATACCGGAAATCTTCTGCAAAGCCAAAATGGCGCCGCCGATCACCACGGTATTGGAATTAACATACTGCAGAATGGGATGGCCATAGCTGTCATGAGTCTTCTCATACAGCTCACCATGGAACATCTTACCCTGCTTCTTAGCACTGGCCAGACGAGACTTAACATCTGTGAGCTGGTCACCGCATAGTACAAAATGATCACGAATAATTTCTCTGCCCATATTCGAGCTCCTCCTTTATTCAAAAGGTATTCAACGTTTTAAGGTTTGATTATCCTTTTTGTTAATTGCTACGGAGTTTCAGACTCTTCTTTTCGTTCTCTCAGAAGCTTCAACTTATCTGTGAAATGTATTTCTACCTTATCAGACCAGATACTATCGATCGAATAAGGAATGAAATCTCTCATTGTAAACTCCATCTTTTGAGTGGATCTTTCCCGTTCTTTTGTAACAGAAAAAGCCTGGAGTTTATCATAGAATCGAACATCATTTTTTGCCACTATTCTATGCTCATTACCATCAGCAATGAAGTCATCCATATGGAACTCCATTTTCTGGTATGGTACAATATAAACATCAGCAGTTCTATCTTGACTAGCTGCAAGTGCATCTGGCCAAGTAAAATCATCTTTAATAGGCTTATCATGATCTTCAATTAGATGTAGTAATTCTAGGTCATCGATGAAGCATCCATTCTCTTTGATAAGCCCCTTATAAGTAGCAGTTGCAATAATCTCATCTAGAGGGAAAATACTATCTTTACTGGAGTTCTCAACACTCTCTAGAACTTCATTGATCTTATCTCTCCACCAGATGGCATCTTTTAATGCTCCGCCCATTACTTCAAATCCCCAGAGTTCAGGTACATCCCTCAGTCGAACTCTAGAGACATATTCACCAGTGACTTCTAATACAGATAAGAAGTCATTCATATTCATTCTACTGATTGGAAGGAGAGACATAACCATCTTTAGGATGTATGCATCTCTCCAGGTCAATCGTTCACTAAAAGGAGTAGCTTGTACTCGAACTTCTAACATCTGTTTCATGATAAAGCTAAGATAATCATCAGCTCCAATTAAGATCCAAGAGACAACCAATAGTTCATCTCTTACAAATAGAGGAACTGTATTCATAGCTCCTCGTTCCATTCGATTCAAGATCTTCTGCATGAGATCTTGTAGATAATAAGAGGATTTCAAAACTCTCTTATTCTCAGAATCCTGAGATAGGAGAATCAATTCATCTGTCAAGAACTTGAAATGATCCTTAATCATTCCATGATATTTTGGCTCTAAAAATTCCTCTTTCAGTAAAAAGTTCTCGTCTGCAAGAGGCATTAAAGAGCATAGCATAGACTCAGTGATACAACTGAGCATAATATCAGTATATTGCACATTTGCTTTGATTGGTTCTGCACCAACCACAACGATGAGATGGAATAGATCTCGCATAAACTTGATCTCATCTTGAATCATAGAGAAAAAATGTTCATCTCCACGTTCATCTTCCAACAGATGAAACATGTCGTTGATATGATCCCAATATTCCTTCATACATTCCATGAGATCAGTTAAATCCATAATAGTAGGTCCTTTGGTAGAAGACTCTCTGATCTGAATCATCTTATCAAGTAGCTTAAAGAAGTTGACTCCTCTAAGGGACATGACATAGATGATCTTATATCCAACCAACTCTGCCTTAGCGGATTTGAAAAACTTAAGCATCTTTAAAAGAGACTCAATTAAAGAGTTAATGTCTAGATTAAAGATAGTATGCAATGTAGTAAGAGAAGGAATTGCTTCCTCTAATTGATTGATGATCAATCTGATTTCATCATCAATCGTCTCTTCTGTCATCTCTAATAATCTCTGATATAAAGTAGGAGCAGAGTCAGCAAGCATATCATCATAGGTACTTGCCATTTCTCCAGTACTCTTTGTAAAGCTATCTCTAATATTCTCACTTGTCAGTAAGGTATCGTAGATAGCACGATATGTTTGATACTCTTCTCGATTATGAGTCTTACTAAATCTCTCAACGAGAAGTTTCCGAAGATCCTTAATAGCTTTGAAAGTCTCATTGACCGATGCAAGAGACTCAGTATCCATCTTTCGAATCAAATTGATCAATTCTTGATCATTTTGAAGAGTTTCATCTTGCAGAATTAGATTCTGTAGATGTTGGACATGGTTCTTGAAGTCATAACCTAACACAGTAGCTGTGAATGCCAGGTCATCACTAAGAGAACCATCAAAATTATATTTCTTGCAGTATAGAGCTGCAAGATAGATAAAGAAGTCAAATAGAGAGACGTAGATATTAGTAGCTGCCCATCTAACTTGAATCTTCTTCATATCTTCTCGATTGTCTTGGATCATCTTGAAGAAATACGAATTCTGATAGGTAGCTCCTAGAATATCTAGAACGGTTTGAATACCGATGTATTTGGATTCTGTATAGTTAAAGATCTCTCGATCTAATTTCTCTAGAAGTTCGTGATCATTAACCCAGTAGGGGTCATTATTGGTCATATTCCAATAGTTGATTCTATTAGCCGGGTCAATTGTCTCTAGAGCAGGGTCTTCATATAGTTTAACTTTAGAGAATGCAATATCATAAGCTGCACTATTATCAATTGTACCATCAGCCTTTTTAGGAAAGACTGGTTTATTATTTGCAAATCGATGTACTTTCGTTATATAATAAGCATTGATATCCGTAGCACTGGCACCAAATAGATCAAACAGGTCAAAAAAGACCGTGGGTGATCCATGATAGCTCAATAGGATATTCATGCTCTTAGTGATCCTAGTGTGTACCTCTAGAGGAATCTCATCATAAAAAGGCACACTATATGAAGCATAGATATACCGGATAGACTCTACATCGTAGAAGTCTCTGGTGATATCTGCATGCAGATACTTATGGAACATTTGCTCTACAGTCATGAATAGAAGAGCCATTGCTAAGAAGTTCTCATATAGCTCATTTGCCTCTTTAAATGCCGCAGAGTAATACACAGCATTGACTGCATAGCGATTCATATAATATTGCTCTTTGAAATCGTGCTCGAAGGTTCCACCATCAGATTCATAATAGAGCATATCGAACCGTTCAGCACCTCGAGCAGCAAAGATATCAATGCCCTTCTTACCAATAAATTTCAGATATTTCTTTGTCGGATGAAGTTTAATCAGTTCATCCAAATACCCAGATTTTTCAATCTCAAGCCTTTGTGTCATAGACATCTCATGTACTGGGACATCCATGGGCCAAGGAGTATTATACTTTGTGACATATACAAAATCTCGTTTATTCATATCTTCTATAGGGGGAAGACCAGTCAGCATTCGATAATAGTCATTGGTCTCTTTATAGTTGACATAGTGACCAGTCAACGGATCTTTTTTCGTTAACTTCTCACTATACAACTTTACTGCTTGATCTCGATATTCCAGAGGAATATTATTCTTATTGATCAACATATCGACCATTCGTTCTCCAGTAAAGCCCATCTTCTGGATTACTTCTTCATCGAATGCATCAATCACCATAAAGTTTAGAAGACCTTTCTTTGCAGCCATAAAGGTCTCCACATGATACATATCAACAGTTCGGTCACCACGTTTTGCCTCTGCACCATTCTTCCAAACAATGGTAGAAGCAATCTGCATGACTTGTGCTTTAAAAATATCAGAAGAGGGTTTCAAACTGTAATTAGGGTCTATATAAGCCACAGAATCACCTCTCTTATCGTTAGAGTGTGAGCATCTCAATCTTTATTCGGGTGTTTTATGAGCAAGAAAAATAGGACTCCTAGCGCAATGAACAAAATTTATAACTGTACATCCCATATGAAAGGCGGGATTAAAATGGCGTATGAATTGTATTCTGGATACACGGGGTTATTTTCACCTCCGTTTGAATCATTAGATAGAGTTGGCACCTCCATGTACTGTGTGACAACCAGTTCGAAGCGAACCCTTCTGGCAATTCCTCTAACTCCTCACTTCTTCAATGACTTGTATAATATTGTGAAACACCCACAATATCAGAAATTGATATTGGTCGTTCCATCTACTGATTGTATTTGGATCTCTGGGATTTACAATCTATACTCAGAGGTAGTTATAAATCTACAGAAGCAATTTCAACTGGTCTGCCCTCATAAGGTGACAATTCCCACATCTGATCGATTCTTAACTCATGTGACACATGGGAACCATGTGGGAGTAACTCTACAGGGTATTCAAGACACCAAAGAGAGACTAGTTGCTACCATTGATTTTACACACGCTGCATCCTCTCCAGCTAGAGATGTAGATGATATTCTACTCTCAATCCCTGATAAGAGGATTTATTTCAGCATGTATACTACTCCAGATAAGTTCAAGTGGCTAGAGCAGAATAGCTATTGGTTTACGGAACTTCATCTGGCATTTACAGATAATCTCTATGGTGGGTCTGACTTCATTCCTTTGATGGATGAAGTTGGATGGAATAAATTAGACCACTTAAAGATTTTAGTCAATAACTATCGGACTAAGGAAGAAGTAGAATACTGTAGACATAATAATATCGAACATGGGATGGTGGTCTATCGTGATTTTGTATGATAAAAACAAAATGAAAAACGGGATGAGAGATCGTCCTGTTAAGACAATCAATCTAACCATTGAAGAGATGCCCTCTAGAAGGGTTTATGTCTTCAAATCTAATAAAGATAAACGGAAGTTTATCGAGAAATGTAAGAGAACGATTCGATCTTCCATGGAATATAAAGATCTTATTCGATTCCTGAAGTACCATATGGATATGAATCGTTGTACTGTACTAAAACATCTTGACACTAGTCAAGGTAAGAAATATAGCATCGAGATTCATCATGAACCCTATACGCTCGATGCAATTGTCGAAGCCGTTATCAATAAACGACTTGATGAAGGTAGTCCAATGAGTGTATTTGGTGTTGCTGATGAAGTAATGCAACTACACTATGATGGAAAAGTTGGTCTGATTCCTCTGACAGTTACCATGCATGAGCTAGTCGGATCTGACTATATCTTTATTCCTCTACAGTATGTCTATCAGGATTATGCCGCATTCTGTAAGGAATATGAACCCTGGATCAATCCCGTTGTCCAAGAGAAGGTAGAGACTAAAGCTGAGCTCAGTCTAAAGTCGAGTGATATTCTATCTGATTGCTTGGACACTGAATTTGTATATGTAAACATTGATGGTTTTAAATTCCCTGAGGTTCCTGCCGAATGGGCAACCGTCTTTAAAACCACTGCTGAGTCTTCTCCTCTTGATGAAGATTAACCAACCGCGGATTATCTACGGAGGCGATTGCCATGAATACTGTTCCCAAGAAGTTTCTACGTATTCATGAACTAACCTTTATTCTTCCAGATGATTTTAATGGTACGGTGGAAGATGCAATGGATCTAATGCTAGAGTACAGAACCACCCACAAGTACAATGCAGAATACGTAGATCCTCATGGGTTATTCTCTACGATGAGTTGCCTTGTCAATGCACCGGATGCTAAGTTCTGCGCAGATGAAACCATCTTTGAACTAAAAAATGGAACTTATCATATCATGGACTCATCTAACCCTGCACTAGTTGCTAAAAATGATCTTGCTGATATCAAAGAGGAATTTACCTCACAGGAATAAGTATTAAAACTACGGATACTAGACAAAACTAGTATCCGTAGTTATTTTTCTTTATACTACATATAAATTAAATAAACTGAATTTCAATATCTAGATAAAGGAGATGAAACGGTATGATTGGTTCCAAGGAGGAATTCTTGAAGACATTCCTACCTGAGTCTGTAAAAGAAATTATTTTTACCCAGATTAACCTCGATATTACGGATCTATCTCTATCCGACATTCTCCGTAATATTGATTCTACATATCCACCGAACACCAGAAAACGGAATGCCATTGCCAGCGGTACAATGGCCGTTGGTGTTCTGTGTAAAACTGAAACTCTAGACCCTATGCAGGGTATTTTTCTTTTGATTGGTGGGGGAGATCTTGACCTCCATCTAGTATCTAGGAGATATATCGTAATCTATGTCAATGAGGCTAAGATTCGATCAGATCGGAAAATCAGTGATGCCATCCAAAAGGTAACTGACTCGTTGGTAGCTATCTTTAAGGATGACATAGATAATTTGGGAGACTTTTATCGCAAATTTATCTATGACCCCTACGCTGATGAAGAGCATGTTGACGATTACGAGATTGAGACATTTATGGAATAAAAAAGAGAGATTGGTGTTTTTCACCAATCTCTCTTTTTCTCTTGGCCAGTTATACCAAGATATTTATATTCTCTCAAGTGAGGCTCCCTCTCTACGCACCCCGCCAAGTATGCGCGCTCCACTTTTCCTCACTGGAGTTCCTAAATGTATGTTTGATAGATATATTATTTCAGTGGAAGTTGAGCTGAGTTATTATGTCCTTGGAAAGGAGGGATGTTAATTGAATCCTCTTATGGGTGATGAATCTGCCTATCTGGAATTTAGGACAGTCAAAGATAGTCCTAGAGACCACATGACCAATGACCAGTGGTATCAGTATATGGCGGATCTAACATTCGATGCCGTAGAGGATCTTGGGACAGATATGTTCCCGGATTATCTATGGACTCCGATGCAGAATTCATTTGAAGATGACGATTATATCTCCCGTGCTATCATCTTAGAGAGTTCATCTCCAGAGATTCGGACTTTACGTCATAAATATCCTTCGTATTATGACTGGGCCGAAGCAATGGATATCTATAACGATGAGCTTCAAAGGTTGGTCGAAATCTATGGAAGCAAAGCATGGGTAAAGGTAGGATTACGGGAGAAGATTATCCCAGCGGTCTTACCCAGAAAACCTGTGCTGAAAAATAGTAAGAAGAATCGGAAGTTGCTTCAGATTGGGGCTCCTCCAATTAAACCAGATCCACCTAAATTTACTCCTGAGCAATTTAGGGAAATCTATGATGCTTATACTCCCATTGAAGAAGATATTAGTGAGATGGATGATGAAGAATTCGAGGCAGATATCAATAAGATGCCGAAGAAACAGCGCAAACAGATCATCTCTATCTTTGAACATCAAATCATCTCGTTTCGTAAGCAGGGAATCTATAAGCGTAATGGTGGGACGATGTTTGGATTGGACGCGATCGCAAACTTCATGTCCTCTACCACTGTATACAAGTATGATTCCAAGGGTGAATATCAAGAAGATAAATCCTTGGTTGAACTTATGGCTGACCAGGATAAGTACATGTTCTGGCAAGAAGAAGTCATCGAAGATAGAGAGGCCGGTTCTAAACCTGTCACTTATATCAACGGTAGATTTACTGATCTGCATACAGCAGAGTTGACAGAACTGTACAGCTATCTGATGGATCAAGGCTATTATGTTGAAATCAATAAAGGATTTGCAAAGAGAACTGGTTTACCCAAGACTGCGGTTAGAATGCTGGAGCGTAAGCTTGGTTCCAGAACTGCCGGGCCTATGAGTAAAGATGAATTGAAGAGGCTGAAGAAAGAGCAGAAGAAGGCAGTGAAGATGGAGAAGAAGAGACAGCAAGCTGAATATGATGCTGCTCGAATCATGTCTCAAGCACTGAATAATGGTTCTACTCTCTTTAGAGATCCCGATGGAGAACTCATCAGCCTTTCAGACCGACTGAGAAACTGGGAGTAGGAGGTCAAAATGGCATCGTTTGTCCCGTTCTTTGCTAATGCAAATGCTGAGGTATCAGCTAAATTAAGTGATCAGAGACCCGATAGTCTAACCAATCATTTCTTTGATCAGAAAACTCTGAAAACATTATTTCTGCACAGTCTGAGACCTGATCTTCCGGACAACAATCAAAAGGCGAGTATCATTACTAAAATACTCCCTCCGCCTGACTTCATAGAGTTAGGAACTGGTACAAATCGAATCACTCTGATGCATAATGGATTTGCCATTAAGATTGCATTGGATCGCAGAGGCTACCAGGACAACTACGTCGAATTCAAAAGAAGTCAAGAACTTCCTCATTTATTGGCTAAAACGTATGAAACAAATCTGATGATAAACATCTCCGAATGTGTTGATATCATGACTAAACCAGACTTTCTAAATCAAGAAGCAAATATCAAGACAATTCTGGCTGGTCTAGCTGAATCTTATCTGTTTAATGATATTGGATTTATCGCGAAAAACTTTTGTAACTGGGGCTATCGAATCCCAGAGGGTGAAGATATAGCAGTAAAGAGAACGAATCAGTTTGGTGATGGAGTTCCGAGAGATTTAATCATTCTGGATTATGGATATATGTATCCTCTATTAGGTCAGTCGAGAGATCTATTTAGATGTCCGACATGTGGTGCAAAGATTGAATGGAATCCGTCTTTCACCAAATTCAGGTGTGAGAATGCTCAATGTCGTCTGGAGTATACTCCGGTGGAGATCTTTAGACGAATGGATATGACAATCATGGAAAAAGAAGATGAAATTCTTCAGAGGATCAATGGGTTGGATGGAATTGACTTTAGAAAGCTGGAGCAGGCAATTGCCAAGCTATATGTAGATTGAAAGGGGTAAGTAAGTCATGATGTTCCTGGTCTCTACAAAGGGATTCGATAAGTATGCCAAGCAATGGCTGAAGGTCCGTGACTATGTCATCATCGATGGATGTGATGCTGGATCCATTGATGATGATGCGGCGAAGGGAAATATCGCCGGGAAGTATAACAACTGTGTTGTAAATGGGGCATTCACACCCCATAATCGTCTGCTCAGTGCCATGGCCAAAGAGCAGGAGAATATGGAAAAGGGTGAGAAGCCCCGGTATAGCTGGAAAACTCAGGATATGTTGGAGGATTACTTCAACAGTCCTGAAGTGATCGCTGCGATGCTATCTGCGGTAAAGGGGTTCACCATGGAGATCTCTCCCAATGCCTCCGGGAGCTATGACAAGCAAAGGAATATCTTCATTGTGGTCCCGAAGAAGGTATATCGGGTCATGGGAGATGCTATCCTGGAGCATTTCTATAAGCTCATGGATGTGGAGTTCCCGTTCATCAGGTCTGAGTCTGAACTGAGGGAGAATAAGAAGCTCCTGACAAAAGACCTGAAGGATAAGAAGATGGATACTCTCCGAATGAGGATCCCGAAGATCGCCAAGAAGTATAAGCTCGATAAGAATTAAAAAGAAGGGGAGGGTGGAGTCAAAATCCACCCTCCCCTTTAAACATCAATGTTAATCTTTTTGAAAGGAGTCCTTATCTTTATGGAAGAGACCTATATTGCTCAGGATAATCCCAGAATCAAAGAGATGACTCGGAAGCACTGTATCTGGATTAGGGATGAATATTCCAAACAACATCCCTTCAACTCAATGCCTTGGCCTCAGTGCAATGTCATGGGTAAAGTTGCACCTATCGTTGCCTTTATTGCATCTTTTAATCCAGAGTATGCTTGGAATCAGTTAAAATCATCCATGGATATGGATATCTATGTCCTTGATAATCTTTTGAAGGATTACTTCAAAGAGGGGGAAGAAGGATTCAACTTCCCTGTTAGTAAAGCTCTTGGAGATGACTTTGATCGAGTCAATCAAATTATCAATAATTTGATTAGACAATTCCCTCATTTGGCAGATGTTCAGGACCAATAAGAATAACCCTCTGATTACTCATACCTCTATTATAGAGTGGGATATGAAATCTGCAAACACCTCAATCATGAGGGAATTTGGTCTTGCACCTGATAAGGTCATTGATAAATTAGAAACTCTGGATAAAGATACTCGGGAACGTCGAGTTGGAAATATGCAAAGAAAACAAAAAGATCTTGCCAAACAGATGGAAGATTCCTTTAATCTGATCATAGAACGGTTTATCTCCGAGAATGGTCTTGAAGAAGATGACGTGATCTCAATTAAGAGAGATGCTGTCTTTGTCAGGGCTAAGAATCCGAAAGTTACAACGATTGGTCATTATTGTGTCTTTAGACCAAAGAGCGCATATGTGGCATTTCTACTCCTGAATGGCATGGAGTTCTATCTAAAAGAGGATGGTACATTTGATGTGAAAGGAATTGATAACTCATTACTTCCTTTACATCAGAATGGAATTCTCGGTTTTATCAAAGACTTCCTTGAAGAGTTTGACTACGACATGGAAGGACTACATCGATATTGCAAAGATTATGTCTCGGCATATAAGAACCGAGAACTAAATCTAGAATCATATCGAGAATTCAATGGTAGCTCTGCATATCCAGTCATCATGTCAGATGGAAGTGTGATGTCTCTAAACCATATCGATGATGAGACACTCAAAAATGTTAATATCAAATACAATTACGAAAACATCATCATTCCCCTGATCCAATATTTGTTTTAAAAGAGAGTGTAGGAAGTTAATCCTACACTCTCTTTTTTATGGAAATTCCGCAGTAAGGTCATTTTGGTGAGGGTAATAAAAACACATTCACACGACTCAACAGAGTCACAACAAACTTATGTCTGGAACGACCATACGTGATTGAACACGAAATCAGACAGCGAGGACCGCTGCCGACACCATCCTGCGGAACTACCGACATTATATTAAAAGATAATCATTCCGAGCATTGAGAACGAGATGTTAGAGAGCGAGGATAGCAGAGTGACCGCTCTACTATCCTCTGTACTGCATCTCGCAAAAGTGCGCGCCTACTGCACTTATCGAAATGTTGTATTAGGATGAAACATAAAAAAGAGGGTGCCGAATTTCTCCAGCACCCTCTTTTTTATGTTTGCATTGATTAAGTCTGATCGGCCTCGGCATCGGCGAAGGGATCATTGGGCATGATCTCATCGTCATCAACGGGGACCACATCATCAGCATCGTCACAGAACTTGGCATTGAGTACGATGCCCGCCACACCAGCAGCGATAGACAGAGCAGATGCAGCATACAGACCATTCTTTGCAGTTAGGAACTTCTTCATAGCTATGAATCCTCCTTAAAGTATGATAAAGCTCATCGATTTCTCAACTTGCTTCACTATAATATTGTATTATCCGATATAGATTTAAATAAATATTAGGTGTAAGGAATCCTTACGCAAAACACAGTTTTAATATACGGACCAATGAAAGTGGGTGTTTAGGATGAATTTGCCTAATATCAAATATAACGGTGACATTACAAAGCTGGTCACTGCAAATGATGACCAGTTTGATTCTGTTTCATATATCAAAGATGCCGAATACTTTTTTGATTCTACAAATTATAGCAAGTTTATCAAAGAAGTAGAGAAATTGGTTCGACATTCCGATGATTACAATGAGTTCGTTCGTTATATCAAGAGGACTCTTGGAATTAACTTTTGCCAAGTGTCCTCTAAGATCACAGATGATATGGCGACGATTGAAATGCATCATGGGCCTCTCTTCACTCTGTATGATGTTGTAGAGGTAATCTTAAACTTTTTTATCAAAACTGGCACTCCCATTAATACCTTCCGAGTAGCTAATAAAGTTCTCGATGAGCATTTTGCTCTCAGAGTACAGATCATCATGTTGACTGTAACCAATCATGAGGCAATCTCAAATCGAGACCTATTTACTCATATCAATCAAGGTATTGGTAATGTGGATGCATTCATCAAACTATATGCTCCCTATCTACAGGATGAGCAGAAGTACAAGATATGGAATTATCTGAATCTATGTGAGAATTCAAACTTCGGTAAAAGTTTTGATCGTGGATACTTGGATATTGACTGGATTAAACGTTATATCAAGATCTAACACTGCGGTAAACAGTACTGGATGAAAGGTACAATGACATCATTTCATGAAGAGTTTTCTCCTTATAAAAAGACAACCGCCTAAGGTCGAACCTCCTACTGTTCAAGCCGTCTCGTTTCTTTTCCAAACTTTTCATGAAATGATCTCGTACAGTCTCATATGACATTATATTCCGCGTACTGTCAAAGAGTGCTAATGGTTATTGCTGTATACTTATAGGATATGGGCTTACATTTATACAGGCAGAAGTCACTAATAACCATTAGCACTCTCTTTTTGTGTTTTTAACAAAACCTATAATTTACTATCTACCTGTGCCAATAAATACTGAAAGCGAGGTAATTCGTGTTGGATAAAAATATCGGATTGCTTCAATCTCTGAACAGAGACACTGAAGCATATGCAATGGAAGAGCAATATGACACCGTTCTGGAGGCTGCCCTTGATGCAGTTCTGAGTAACGTTTTTACAATTGCCACTGAGGCTACCAATACTAAGGGTGGGACAAAGCCGAAAGGTCATATCATCGATAAGCAAACTCGGGATTCCCTTCCTGACAGTGCCTTTGGTATTCCCAAGAGCAGGAAGTACCCTCTGGTTGTAAAGGGTAATAAAGAGGTTACTCATGAACTAGTAAGTAGGGCAATCCAGTTCTTCCATTATTGTAATCCTGAATGGAAGGCTGAGCTTGCAAAAAATATTATTAAAGTCATTCAGAAAGAGAATCTCCCTGTGACGATTCATCCGAAGTCCCAGATCAATAAGTACGTCAAAGTACCTGATAATCTGGTTAAGTCAGATACCGAAAATAAGTATCATACTCCGAAATGATAAAAAAGAGAGTACTGTGGTTCATCACTCCACAGTACTCTCTTTAATTGCTTCTGGGCTTGTTAGGTCGCAGAAGGCTTTTGTAAGACTAAAACCTATTTCCCCTTGAGGGGATGTTCGGTTATAAGTAAGTTCTTATTTGTCCTCTTTCTTTTCCTTCTCAGCCTTATCCTTGGCGTTCTTCTCGGCCTTGAAGTTGGAATTGAAGACGCTGAAGTCAACTCCAGCAATGAACGCGGCATATACGTTGACCAGATCAACCTTGGTAGTACCAAAGCTGAAAATGCCGTTGTATGCATGAGCAGCCTTGATCACAGCATGTTCATTAGTGACATCCTGGATGTAGCCATAGACGACCACGCGATCATCGGGCTGCTTGGTACCTTTCTTGTAATAGCAGACCTTCACGAAATCCTCCTTGCTCACCGTGATATCACGGCCGGGGAAACGGAAGACCCAGCTATGCTGGCCCTGCCCACGGGACTTGCGGGGAACCTTACTGTTCATGCGAACATAGACCTGGGTAGCAGTACCGACGTCGTTCAGATACAGCTCCCGCTCTGTGTCGACAGGTCCCAGTTCAGTCCAGATAGGATACAGAGTGATTTTGTAGTCGGTCAGCTTGTCATACTCGTCGACATCGGGGTTGCTCTTTTCATAGATAGGATTAACATCCTTGATGGTCCCGATAACAATCTCGTTACCGAGAACGAACTCGTAGGTCTGTGCACTGGAGACGTATCCCTTCAGAGCCTGAGCGGGATCGCCTACGTCTTCGATGTTGAAGCTTTTACGATTGATGACTTCCATTGTGATTCTCCTTTAACATGATAGAATTTTTCATATACCAGAGTTACAATATCTGATATTATGATATTATAACCCTGGTCTTATATAAAAATATTATATCATTACACCGAGGTAATATCTTAAGGAGGAACTTTTTATGAAGTATTGGGTTCATTGGTATGATCATACCCAGATCATAAAAACAGATACTGCACCAATTGAAGCTCCCAATGAGGTAGAGGGGACAAAAAAGGCATGGGAACGTTATAATGGTAATCCTCCCGCCTCTGTTTGTTTCTTAGAGGAGATCAAAGAATGAAACCTTATTGGATTCTGATTATAATTCTCTTTGTGGTGATCGTACTTATTTTTGCACTTTATGTGTATCTGAACTTGGTCTATGCTTCCTATAAGAAAAAGACATTCAGAATGTCTTTTGAAGAATCATGGGAAGTTTTATCTATGATTGTGAAATCTGAAATTGAGCTATATGAGACAGATGTCTTTGAGCATAAAAAAGCTATCACAAATGCAAATTTTGAAAATTTTTATAATGATCTATCAAAACGAATCATCAGTAAGATCTCAGATGATTTGATGAATTCTCTCACTCATTACATGACTTATGAAGCAGTCATTTCATATATTGCCAGAACAGTTAAAAAATATCTGGCGAGTTATGTAAAGAATCCATTATAAAAAAGGGCGGTGGTTACTTCCACCGCCCTCTTTCTTTTTATTTCGGAGCATACTTATTGAACCGCTGACAGACAGGGCACATCTTGACTTCGTGAGTACAAGACTCAGCATAGGGACATCTTCTCCTCATAGCAGAAAGGCACTGTTGTGATTCAAGATATTTTGACGCATGTACGTAATCATAATAAAGCTTGAGCAGTTCAAAGTTGGAGATCTCGCTCTCAGTCTTTATGACAGGCTTCGTACTATCGGCATAGAGCTTCTTTGCCTTCATAAAGGAAACCACCGAAATGATAACCAATATGAGGGAAATGGCCAAAAGAGCAATCGCTGCAACGAACAGGACTCTTATTGTATTCTCATTCATGTTTCTCTATACTCCCATTACAAGATTTCGAAAAGAATATAATTTATGGTGCTATCTCTATGAGATATCCAAAAAGTGCAACAACCATGGATGCACCCGCCATACCAAGACCAATCTTGCAGACTGTAAATTCTCTTTTGATGATACTTAATACTGTGACTCCCATTCCAATTGAGAATGTCCAAAGTATCATATTCTGCAAGGCTGGCACAAAAGACTGAGCTCCCATTTTTTATCCCTCCAAATACTTCTCAAAGAAGTCAGAAGAATCCAAAGTCTCTGTTAATTTAGCAGGGAGATCATTTCGCTGGACACTGATGAACTGATAGGTGATCTTACCATCGATATTCACAGTGCTGATCTCGATATTGCTCATGTTGACCCAGTAAGAGCAGAGATATCGTCCAACCGGACGATTATTCTTGTCTTTGGTAGGGGCCCCAATCAAATATCTGCCAAGCCACCCATTTTCCTTGGGAATCTGACAGACATCAGAATACTTGTCGTTGATGACCACACCACTGGGAGTAGCAACCAGAAAGACAATGTCCTGATGCATTCCAACGGTGACATCTTTTGCCCTCTGGTAGATGCTGAGTGTAGAGGCAAACTCCGGGATATAGAGATGAGGAAACGAAGCCTCATTCTCATCGATCATATCCCTCACTCGACGAATATCAGCAGTGGGAAACCCACCATCAGTTAGTGCTCGATTCATGTTTTATCCTCCTTTTAAAACATCAGAAATATGAAGGCTAATAAGATAAAGTAGATCGTTAATGCAACGGTGATATAGGTAGATACTCGGATGATTTCGAAATATGTACCAATGCGCCCAAGAAGTTCATTCAGACGCATGATAACATCATTGACTTGTTCGTTGTTCATCAGAGCAACGTCGGAGATCTGTGCTTTCATGAATTCATCAGCTTCTCCCTTGATAGGGTTATTGACCAATCTCGCAAATCCATACGAGACCCCAATGTATAGAATACAGCAGATCATAATGCCGCCCAGGCCAATCAGGATCAGCCCACTCAAAAGAATATTGGGATCAGTGGCCCGGAAATTGCAGATCGAAACAATTGCTCCAATGATTGCGGTCAAAACCATAATAGCGCAGTATTGAATCCACATCTTGGAAAGATGAAACGTCTTGTCATCGATCCGGCTCCTCGTCTGAGAGCAGATAGTGACGAACGGATTGCGATGATTAAAGTTTGGCATGTTTTCATTCAGAGTCATTTTCTTCCATTCCTTTCTTGATTTCGACTACTTCAGTTTGACCAAATATCGGATTCTTTACACGATCTCCTTTCTCCCATTTTTCCAACAACCCTTCGACTTGAGCATCAATGGACTTCTCGATGATACTCTTAATGTCGGAGTAATCAGTTTCAGGTTTCACAAATTATTCTCCTTTCTAATGACCATCAAATGCAGACATGATGAGGTCAAACAGATTGAGCTCATCCAGTCTTTCTCCGACATAAGAACGATCAACCGTCCAGACGTCCCAGGGTAATGATATATCGTTTTCGGATATGATCTCCATCTGAAAACTGAGCTCATCCCCATAAAAGTAATGGTCCAGGAATAGGATATCCGGCATACAATAGCACATTTCCAGAATATCATCGATATTAGATGCCGTGATGTGATACATGAGTTCCTCTCCATCTAGAAGAGGATCCCTGCAAACCCGAAGTTCAATCTCTTTGATACTGGCCAGATTACTATATGTCGGATAATCATAGATATAGCAGGTATCGGTGCCGGAGATAAAGGTGATGAAGACCGCAGTGTCTAATTCCCTATCATCATGATAGATGACATAGGTGAAACTATTATTTTTATGAAATTGACCACCATCAACACGGAAGGTGCTATCGTTCAAATGGGCAAGGAACTTGTCAGTTCTGCTCCGGAAACCATTTGCGTCAAGGAAAGAGAAAATATCCCCATCCTTGAGAATGGAGGATTTGTGTGGTAGATACCGATCATTATAGATCGAAGAGCTGGTAGCCCCCATGATGATAGTCTCTCTGGAGGATCCCAACTTTTGGAGATAAGAAGTGAGATGCTCAAAACCAGCAATAAACGGCCAAATTCCATATTTCTGAGTCACATCAGACTCAAAGTCATACAGAGCCTGAGTGCACTTATAAACCGGTGTATCGACATCATGATACACCGCATTTACTTCAATCCTGGCAGGGAGATGATTTCTGATGCACTTGGGGGTAGGGCAGGTAAAGACCGGGCCTTTGAGCTGATTCTTGATGGGTATGAAATACCACTTATTCCGGTCCGATTCAATGACATGTCCTCCCGCTTGTTTCAGGGTAAGAACTCCAGAAGAAGACGCTTGCTCAAAACAATAGATCGTTCTCGGATTCCCCAATTTGTCGAATGTTTTCATCATGATCGCTCCTTAAATCATATGGATTATAATTTTATCAAGTAAATCTTCAGGATTTACTTGGTCCCCACTAGTGATGATAATGCTTGAATCAAAATCTGTATTATTTGCAATAGCTATAATTGATTCATAAGATTCTCCATCTGGAGGCTGAAGTCCGCTCATGATTCCACTGAAAAGTACATACTGAATATACATCAGTAAAATATCAGCATAGATAACCAGGCTTAATATCTCACCAATTTCAGTAAATGTGGTTAGAAATATCTCATATGCACAAATATTCGTCATACTCTCTGATAATGCCAACTGAATACGTTCTTTACATGCAGAATCACCCCAAGTATGGTATTTCAAATCTTCTCTTGTATATAGATCATTACAAATTGAACATACCATACACTCTAAAACTGGGAGATTATCAATTTTATTAATCGTCTTTCCATCCACTAGAGCATAACTGTTAAATGAATCCGTGTGATACAAATACATCTGATTTGGTGGACATACTGTCTTACCATGTTTACGAAGATCACTCGATTCTAATCCTCTCCAAGTTTCACTCAACTCAATGACTCTGATAGAATTAAACTTAGGCTTCTCTACAATCATACTGAACTTTGGAATGAAATGACACAATTCCTTCTCAAAGTCAAACATGTCGAGCCAATATCGCTCTCCAGAACAGAAATACATCTCATCAATTTGATCTTCCCGTTCAATGACTTTACTCGCACTCCAGAAAATCGAATCATTCTGATTATATAGCTTAATGGACACTCCGTCGATACAGAGGGTATTTGCAAATTGAGCTTCCTTATAGGACCCTGGTGAAGCATCACATAATCCTGTCATCTCTAGATATCCATAAACTTTAGAGGGATAAAAGAGCAGATTAATAAATTCAAATAAGCTATAGGTATACTCTTCCTCTCCAATTACAGGTTCTTTTGTAACTGGATATTCTTTTTCTTCATAGTTCATCGTATATACAGAAGTGATAAATTGAACAGATGCCCTATGAAAAAGAAGTTCTTTTACTGGATTAACTGGGATAAATACTTTGATTGAGTCATTTTCTCTTAAATATGGAATGAGTAGTAATTTAATTCGATTTAATTTGTGAAGCTTTTTCTTCATCTTTGACTCAGATACATAATCCCAGCTACCATTTTTATATAAAATGAATCCCTTAGGCTTCATCTACCATTCTCCTTTCTTAATAAAATAATATATCTGTATTGTAACATGTTTGTAATCTGGATGCGCTGTCCAGATCATACCACAAAGTCATCCATAGATAGTATAAGGGTTCGACTCCCAACCAGATGACAGCATCTTGGAAACTCCTTTTTGTTTGTATCGACCGCACTCATGGTGATAAGTACTAGGATCCTCTTTAGCAAGGGTCCTAGTACTTATTCACGCCTTTTTACATTAGCATAAAATAATCATTCTATGAAAAAGGAGGAAATCTGGATGTTTAAGCATACTCATCCATTTGAAATACCAAGAGATGAACTGCTATGGATTGATCCACAGACAAGGAAAACCTTGTTTTATAATATGCTAGACAATTACCGAGTATACTGTCCTAACTTGACATTGGAGTATGCATATCTAAACTTTAATTCGAAACTTCCATTTGACTATACCGTAGTATTCAGTGGAAGAAGTACGACAAAAGAGAGAATTATGGCTTGGAAATGTGCTTATGTCTATTCATGGGATAGTATTCCCGGATATCGATATGTCGTCAGAGAAGGAAAACATGCTGAATTCTTTGACGACCAAATGAAAACCATGTGTCGGATTTCCAGAGGAAGATTCAATGAATTCATTCAGATGATGTGTCAATTATCTCTGAATGAGCAGGATGAATCATACTGGAAATCTCCATATTTTGCTGAGACACTTTTAGATAATCTATCTGAACTATCTCTCAGATATACTCCACCAAGATAAAAAAGAAGGTACCGGGATTCCCGGTACCTTCTTTTAATTTAATCATCATTGTGGACAAGATATTCCCACTTTTTCTTCATATTATAGAGTTCTTTATCAATTTTCATCCACTCGAGATATTCTTCAATTGGCATTCTCAAAACCTTGGAGTTTAGTGCCAAGGCTCTTAGATAATTCTTCATATGTTTGGGAGAATCGATAATGGTTTTCATTGTTTCGAGAGTATTCTTAAAGATAGATGCATACTGAGGGTCATTCACCAAGGATAGGGTATAGAAATCAGTTAGGAATTTATAATTATCTCCAAGGAATTCACTGAACTTCTGGACAGTTGTCGTGATGTAATCAGCATCTCTGGCTGGCACAATGATTCCAGATATCACCTCAACCATACACGCTCTGGGATTTGCATCTGCGACAATATCAAATGAGGGGGAGTCCAATTGCTCTAATGTATAATAACCATACTTTAGCTTTCGGATCACCTCAATATATGCAGTGACATTCCTTTTACTGGCATCAATCGCAAGAATTGCATCCCCAATTTTTGCGCGATAATACTTCATATTATCCCTCCTTACCAAAATAATGTGTCTATTTTCATAATGATAACCTATATTATGATCAATACATTATTTAATTGGCACAATGCTAATCTACAGAAAGGAGTTTATTTATAAGTAAATTTACATCAATAAAGAAAGGTTCGATCCTTTATGAAGACAAACGCAGAGCTAATAAAAGTCCTACAAGGAGCAAAGATGGATGCTCCAAAGTTGTTCGATGTGTTCTCAGGTGATAGTTTGATCCATTACTTTGAGGCCATCAATGAGCCCAACTGTATCCAGCCATATGTGCCTATGGCAAAACATCTCGAGATCATGGATCTGATGGGAGTTCGTATTCCAGATGGCACTGAGGTGTACTACAATATGCCTCGATTTGGAGATCTCACAGGACAAACTCTATCTGATACTGAGCAGATCACATTCCGGTATGATCGAATCTCCCATTATTGGGAATATGTCAATGAACAGAGAATCGTTCCGCACTATCTCCTGATCCTGCGTGGATTGGAGAAGTATATGATGAACCCGAATATCGATCTGGAAAGTATCGTGGAAAATCTAAAAGTGGGAACCATCGAATACGAATGGTATCACTTTGGAACTTCCTTTGAGATGCGAGATCCTCAAGATAAACACAACATCTGGAACAGACTCGAAGTGTATCCTATCGGTGCATATCTCACAACTCATCCTATTACACAGACTGCAGTCCAATGCACATATACCAAGCGATATCGTCAATATCTCGAGGGTGATGATGAACTTTCTGCGATTCCCTGCTGGAGAGACGTATCTCTTTACCCGACAAAACCTTTCTTCTGTGAAAAAGCGTATCGTGAATATGTCTCTGCGAACGTAGGACTTAAAGAAGCAGTCTACGGTGAGTGTATGTTATTGATTCCCATTCACAATACCACTCCCGATATTATAAAGTACATCTTAAAGTATGAACTTTGAGTGAGGAGCTGTTAGTATGAAGAATGACAAAAAGAAACGCCGTAATGGTAAAAGGCGAGATGGAACTGGGACCTGGAAGAATGGCTCCAATAACCATGTTAAGAAGGCAGACCCTAATCGACCCAAGTCTCAGTATACCAATACTGAGAAACTGAAGAATACGGAGATTCCGGTGGACAGCTTCCATGCCGCGATCTCAGTTCTCAAGAATAAAGGAGCTACGTTCCTGGAAGCATCTCCGAGTCTTATTCTCGGAACCAATAGAGCAGTTCCTGCTCGTGTTCGGTTTTATATTGACGAGAAGGTCTCCTGTGGGAAATGCCCCGCCATGTGGATTCCTCTTGCGAAAGCTGAAAATCGGGAGATCACGGACAGTGCAAATCTCATGACCCCTGCTGGAAAGAGAGCTAAATTGTTGGGCTTTACGCTGGCCTTTGATTTCTCGGATGAATATCAGAAGACCAAAGAGGAAATCGAGAAGATTGTCAAAACCCGTAATGACTTCTTCTATCTATGGGCCATTGGTTTGAAGGTATAACTATTAATAGGGGTGGAGAGTAATATCTCCACCCCTATTTTTTATAGAAGATTATATTGCTTCCAAACTTCAAAGATTTTTGGACCCTGTAAAGCAAACCATTGAACAACCTCTTCATTGCCGGCCCAATTTCTCTCACTATGACCATGCTCATCAAGTCCACTTTCATGTAAAAAGGCATGAATAATTTCATGTCTTATAATAGACTTAATTGCCGCAATATCAATTGGCGTGTATTGCTCAGGATCGCCAAACTTATCTCTTCGAATTGCAATCACTTTATGTAAAGGCGAACAAAATCCTCCACAATCAGGATCTTCCAAAAAAGTACTAGACTCAGAATCGTGAACGAATTTAATTATATAATTTGCACCCAGAACATTTATAACCTTTTCATTAAGCTCAATCATATTATCAACTCCGTAACTATGATTAACCCTTTATAGGTAGGTGTAAAAATGTGAGATATTGGACGATCCAAGATAGAAATGTCTTAGATATCATTGAGAAGAAAGGTATTTATAAAGCAGATTCTAGAAAATCTCCATTCCTTGAAGATTATCAAAATGCAATCTTAGCATATCAATGGATGGAAACTAAATTAGAAGATAAAGTAAGCCGTCCTAGAAATACTCATGGAATGATCTGGTTTTGGTTTGCCCAATATGGATATCATAAGAAGCCAAATCTCTGTAGAGACATAAATCGCCTAGACAATGGTGTCTGTATTGAATTAGAACTAGATGATTCTGAAGTTCTACTCAGCGACTATGATACGTGGCATTTTGTATTGAATAATTTTTACATTCCAGGCGCTATCTTTAAGCAATGGGATGAACTTGAACAAACATGGTTTGACCGATTGAAACCTGGGCCCACAAAAGATAAAGCTAAGATTCAATCGTGGAATAGGTGTCTTATTTCAAACTCAGATCTTACAAATATTCCAAATCATCCATTTATCCAAGGTGTATGCTGGAGTATCAAAGAAGAAAATATCAAGAAAGTATATAATACAGTACCTGTCCGCGGTAATAGATGATTTTACCGTATCAACTCAAATATGACTGATATATCATTTCTATGAGCAGAGATAAGCAATCAGTCTTACCTGCGATATTACATTGGGTCATTTTAACCCAGAAAGGAAGATCACCATGAAAAAGTCTATTTTCAACACCGAGATCACCATGTCCAAGGAGGAGCGCAGGGCCCGTCAGGCGCAACTGCATGAGGAGCTCAGCAACCTGGCCGACCAGGACTTTTCCGAGATGAACAAGCTGGAGAAGGTTCTCTACTTCTTCACCGTGTTCTGCATTGTGGGCGGCTACCTCGCTATGGTGGCGCTCACCTTCTACGGCATCGTTGTCGGGATCGGAAAGGCCATCGGGTTGGTGTATGATAAATTCTTCACCAAGTGCAGCGATGCGGCCATCAGCATGGTCAAGCAAGACCTGGATGAGATCGCTGCCGGCACCGAGGATTCCGACAAGGACGCCTATGAGGAGTATGCTGACTCCGCGTCGCGGGACGTTCAGTTCGACTGACCACCGGCAAAAAAGAGAATGGCGGGCCTATTACCTCCATTCTCTTTTTTATTTCTTTTTTAGCAAATGCATGCAACCAGCGTGTAGATATGAAGACCAAACGGCTCAAACTGATCAAACAGAAAATAGTGCTTATTATACAGGGGCTCACACAAAGTTTTGATCTCTTTGTATCGAATAGCAGTTGTCTGTTTCATGTCTCCAAACAAACCTTTTGCAACCCAGATAAAGACATCATCCCCGGCTGTTAGTAAGACACTCTTTCCTTTTTTGATTGCCGTTATATTGTCTTCACATACATCATAGAATGATTCATTATCATGACTACTTAAGACTGTATAATACTTTTCATCATTCAAGAACTTTGTATATAGGCCTTTATACACATTCATTCTCTGCTCTAACGAGTGAGGCAATAAGATAACAGTTCCCTCTAGATCATCTTCCCCCATAGTCAGATGGATCGTATCAGGCATTTGGATAACTGATACCTTAGTCTTCTTATATTTCGCTAAGAATGATCTCATCTGTGGAACTGTAATCATACACCGATTATAGAAATGGAGTCGATAAGTTTCATCATCAATCACTCCGAATTTTTCCATGAAGGAATTATTCGATTTCATATAGATGATTCCATCTTCAATACAATAGAGACTGCAATGAGAGGATAATCTGGTATTGATTCCCTTTAATGTCTCAAGTTCTTTTATCTCAGGGGGATATTCTTTTTTGGCCATGATTACTCCTCCAAATCATCAATATCATCGGATAGAGCTGCTAGAACTTTATCCGGAGTTGGTAACTTCAAGAATATATTAGAGAACGTATAGATATCACGTTCTGAATAACATTCCATCATGAAGTTGGATACATCAACCTTATAGTCAGCAAGATCATCCCCACGGAAGTTGAAACTGCCATAGACCGGGATATCAAAATCATCGGGGTTCTCTAGGAATACCTTACCAACCATTGTCTCATTTGAGATATTCCACACAACCATTGCAGATGGATACTCTGATGTGATATCTTCATCACCAACCCACCGATGAACATATTTTGCAGGTTCTCCCAAAATACGATACCCAGTTGGCATTTGATGAAGAGTATTCATGACAAATGCCCCGTCGTATTGCTCATCATCTTCTGAATCCGAATCTCCATAATAATCTTCTAGATTGATATCTCCAGGATCATCATCATCAAACTGAGTTACAATCTCACCATATTTGATATTGCCCAATCCTTGAGTTGATTTGAACTTATTCTTATTTGCACCAAAGGTATATCCTTCTTTCAGGATAAAGCTTTTAAGAGCTCCCCATACCACAAGAGTGGTTGTGAAAGAATCCTTCGGTAACACCATAGATGAATACAATCTGGAATAGATTGTATTCATATCTTTTGTCTTCTGACCGATTCCAACCAGCAGGAGAACGTCTTTGATATTATATAGAATGAATTTTATTAGATCTTCATATGGGAAGGTACGAATACTCGCAGCCTCTGAGTAATCTAATTTTTCATCTTTTAGCTCTTTTCTAGCACAGAAATTCAACTTATTACTTGCCAGTTTTGGACCACCTGCTCGAATACCTGCATAATTGATCATATCATCTGTAAAGCATGGCATCGTATATGTTACACAGACATGCTTCTTCTTATGGACAACAGGATTGTCATCCTCTTTGAAGTAGACCTCTCGATTCTCTCCAAATCGGGGGTCGGGAATGATCGTATTAACATCATATCCGAGCTTAGCCGGACGATCCATCATATTTTGCATATCGTATGGGAGGTTCCATACTCCAATATAATCATTGTCACATGCTCTGACAATTTCCCAGAATGCTTTAATAAGATCGATCTCCTCATCAAATGTAAGAAGATTATATTCCATTCCAGGATAGTTCTCATCAAATGTATTGTGACATATTTCAATGAATTCTTTTTGATGAGATAATAGCCATTCCATTTGTCGATCAAATCGGTCAGATAATTCTTTAAACCATTGATACTTCACATGGACAATCGGAAGTGGTATCATATTATTCTTTGTCAATACAAAGACAAATACATTCGAACTCTCAGCATCAATATAGGTCACAGCATTGATAGGAGTTTCACCATACATTGGGAATCGATCCAGGTTGATCGTATCATTCTCGATATCGAAGTATCCCAATGATAGATCTTTCGGAGCATCGGTATGATACTCATATTCAAATTGAGTTAGATAATACTGCTCGATTGTAACATCTGCGCCAAAGACATATGGATTCTCCTTTGCATCTTCAGCACTTGGTAGGTGCATCTCTTTTGCAATCTCTGCAAATCGAGATGCATAATGCACTTTGAGAGGATAACAGTGATCAATATCCATGAAGTTTCGTACATGAGTGTAGTTCCGATATTCAGGCTTTACAATATAAACCTCAATCATCGGTCTCTTCTCAATATGGACTTTTTTCTCACCTGTCACCAAATCTTTATATACAATGCAGATATCATCATCCGCAATATTCTTTCCTCTATTATAGATGACATTAATTGGGATAATATCATTGTAATATTTATCCTCTGGTAATATTTTCATAGGTACTTCACTCCTTAAATTATATCAGATCTGATTAATCTGAGGTTTTCTCTAGAGAAATAATGTATTCCTCAAGTTTCTATGGTCCCTAATTTAATACTAAAATTAACAGACCAGTTAATCGATGATGCCCGAAAGGAGTGTTTCTATGGGATTGGCAGACAAATTGGCTTTCCTATCGTCCAGTAATTCCGATGGTCTAGACAACCCTATGTATGAAGACCCTTCATTATCTCAAGATGGTGAAGCGGAGTCCACGCCATCTCACGATATATCTCAAGACGGTTTCCGAGATATCTTAGGTCCTGATGATGGATCTGGGCGTAAAGGAAAAAAGCGTCACAAAAAAAATTTCTTAGAAGACCTTGTAGAGAGACATGATGCTCTAGAAGAGTTTACATCATCCAATGCAGCCGATGAACTGGATACTTATCTAGATGATTTGGATGAAGATGATGCTGAACTCCGTGATTCTCTCGTTAGTCTAGGTCGAAAATATCATCGAGATTCATCTGCAACTGGTTCTACTTCTGAGATCTCTAAGAGCTATGCAGCGGCTGAAAAGAAATTGCGTAGTCTCTATAAAGAGATTGATGATGACAAGGTATCTCTGCAAAGGGATATCGACCAGATGCGACTAGCAAGATCCCGTAACTTCAAAGCACTATCAGACATGATAGAAGCTAAGAATACACAGCATAATATCCAACTCAGTATCTTAGATAAAATCAACCGATTGAGAAAAGATGAATACGACATTAAGTTCAAAGAAGCTGCCAGGGCTAAAGAAGAAGGCGTTGGTGCGAATGAAGTTAATGGAGGAGCAATTCGGAGTCTATTCTCTCTCGGTCGACGTGATATGGTCTCTGCTATGGGTGGTTATGAGGGAATCTCTGGTGCTACCACAGAAGATGACGAGGGGAATCCTGTTTTTCATTCTGGAGAAGATGCCCCAGAAGATCATGGAATCGAAGATAGTAATGAGGATGGAGATAAGTTCCTGGAGTTTGAAAGCCTTGGTGTCGAATATGTCTTACTGATTGATGAAGATGAAAATATTCAGGGTTTATTAGCTGAGAGCGCGGATGGGGAAATCATTCCCGATTATCCGATGCCCACCAACTTTTCTGAGTTGACATTCAACATCAATAAGAAGATGGGTGTAGCAACTGATGACTATCATAGGAACTATAAACTCCGAGTAGTCTAAAAATAAACAAAAAAGAGATGGGTGGTTTTTTATTCCACCCATCTCTTTTTATGTCTCATCCGGCGGCGTCGGGCTCAACCTCGATGACCTCCTCGATGATGTCGGTGTCGCTGGCATTCTGGAAAGGATCAGCCACGGGCTCGGGAATGTCGCCTCTGCTGGCAGCCTGAACGCCCTTCTTGTAGTTCTTGTGCAGACCTTTAACAATGGGCTTCAGGCTCTTATCCAGAACCTTGTTCTGCCGGTTGGCACCTTTCCTCGCGGCGCCCCAACCATAGGGCACGCCACCATCCAGAAGCTGCGCGGCACGCTGCGGCATCCACTCGATGTCGAAGCCCTCCGTGTTGGGAACGGAAGACCACTCATGCTGGTCGAAGATTACCGCATTCTCGGCGGCGATCATGGCCAGAACTTCAGTGCGGCTCCACGGCCACTTGGCCAACTTGGCGGTGTCCTTGTCGATCAGGACAACCGTACGGCCAAAAGTTCTAATAGCCTGCGCGTCATCCAGCTCAGCGCTGGCGATGGCCACCCTGATGGCCAGGTCCTTGTTAAGACCAAGGACCTTCTCGGCTTGCAGCTTTTCAACCACGAACACATAGGCGCGGCCGTTGGCGGGGTCAGGATTATAGCCCTTGATCTGGGCGATGGCACGGAAGTCGATCTGCACCTGGGGAATAGTCTTGTTTTTACCGAACATACCGAACATAATGATCTTCCTTTCTGGGCTAATATTGCCCATTAAAATATCGCAGGAAACACTTATTGGTTATCTCTGCTCATAGAAATAATATATTGCTGATATTTAAGTTGATACGGTGAAATCGTCAATTTGCCTACACTTGGCATTACTGCACCTTGCCAATGCTCAACTATACTTCGCATAACCATCGCATCGCTCAACTTAACACTACCCCGCCTTCACGTTGCAAAGCAACACTATGCCAATACTATACGGTACTTCACTAAGCATCACCTTTACTTAGCGAGACCTCACTTAACCACACTGTACCATTACATTGCTGAACTTAACTAGGCTATTACCGCTACATCACGTTACTACACTCAAACGATATATTACATTACTGATACCGTACTTAACTACACTCTACCCTACTATTACGTCACTGAACTTAGCTACACCGTACCTCTGCAACACTGTACATTACTACGCCTTTACATCACGCGACCGAGCCACACCGCACTTTTGCGTTACACCACAACGCATTACTTCACCGTAGCTGTACCCCGCGCTACTGCACTTTACCTTTGCTATGCTCTACATCACTGAACTACGCTCTACCATTACACAGTACAGCGTTACCTTACCCATACTAAGCGCTACTTTACCGTGCATTACTAATACCGTGCTGAACCAAACGATACTTTGCTAATGCAACACGTCACTGCACCGAACTATGCTTTGCCCTTACAGTACAGCGCTACACTTTACCAATACAATACTTTACCATACCCGTACATCACGGAACCATACGATGCCTTTACCGGACCCTGCTGAACTGCACTTAACCATTACACCGCATAGCTCTACCGAACTGAACCCTACCTCTACGATACTGCACATCACAATACCTCGCCATACCACAACGTCACTACACGTCACTTCACCATTACTTAACATTACGCTACCTCACTCTGCTTTACCATCTCTATGCAATACGGAACTAAACTTCGCCAAAACTTCACATTGCTTCACTATACCTTACCTATACATTACTGAGCCTAACTTTACCTTGCCTATACAGTGCGCTACCACGCAAAACTGCACCTCGCAAATACGTCACATTACGATACTAAACTCAACTATGCTTTCGCAATACAACACGCCACCACGCTATACCGTTGCGATACCAAGCAACGCAGAACTTCACTGTTGCTATACAAAAAGAAAAGGTGGAGAGTTTATGAAACCAGTAGATTTTCATAAACTCTCCACCTTCTTTATTTGGCCTTAACCCTTATCAGACCAGTTGAAAGCCGGGTGCATGGCCTTGAACTCCTCGTACCCGCCCGGGTAGAATTCCTTGAAGTTGCCGCCGATCACCGGCCCATCGAAGCCACCGGCGTGCTCCTCCCAGTAGAACCGACCTTTGCCGGAATTCCTCCACTGACCCATGCCGGCGTAGCGCCCATAGTTCAGGCACTCCCGAACGAACTTCACATCGGAGGGTACCAGGCACTCGAACATGACATCGGACCAGGTCCCATCCGGAGCCTGCTCGGAGTTGGACAGATTGACGCGCTCGCCCTTCGGGGTGGAGGCACGCAACGGCCTCTCACAGTAAGTAAGCTCGCCGTCGAAGTGCAGGGCAATCTTACGGGGATAAGCGAAGATCTCGGTATCGACCAATTTCTTGCCGCCCTTGATCGTCGACGCGATGGAGCCAGGACGTTTCTTGTTGGCAGCCCACGCAGCCTTCAGAAAGCCCCGAAGCTGAAAGTCCCAGTGATGCGGGGTACCGTCGCCCATGCGATTAAAGATGGTCAGTGCGCGCTCTACGACCGCATCGGGGCCCATGGACGCGATCTCATCCTCCAGTGTGGCAGCCCCAGGCGCTTTGCTCATGATGAAGCGGCGGGCGATCTCCGGATCAGCGGGCCAGGTGCCCAGGATCGGCTCAAAGTAGAACAACCGGACATAGATCCGGCCAGGATCGACGATGCCAATGCGCTTCGGCGCGGCGGCAACCTCTTCATCCTCGGTCTCGACCTCGTTCTCAACCGGGCTGGCCGTGGCGGTAGTATCCGCAGTCTTGCGACGGGTATACTTGCGCTTGGTGGGAGCCGGAGTGGCCTCGGGGGTCTGTTCCATCATGACCTGATCTTCCTGTACCTCGGTGTTCTTCTTCGGTCTTGCCATTTGTGATACACTCCTTTTATAAATTTTATCTTGCCTTTTGTTTATCCAGAGGCGCGCTGGAAAGCAAAATATTTCATTTTGCTCAAAAAAATAATATATCGGTGAAAAATGAGTTCAACTTTTCATTTTTCACCGATATATCACTAGCTTCGCTGTTACCGTACTGTACTTATCATTGCCATTGCAAAACTTCGACGAAGCTTACATCTTTGTATCTTCTATAATACAAAACAGCACCACACTCTACCATACCCTTGCAGCACGGCACTTCACTTTACTGATGCGTTACAAAACTTCACTTTACCAATACCTCACATTATACTACTTTACAACACATAGCCTATACTCAACATCGCGTAACTTCGCATAACCGTTACATCACAAAACATTACTGGACTGGACCACACATCACTGTTACACTGCATCGCAAGACTTTACTTTTACGTTACTACACATAGCATTGCTATACCACACCATTACTTTACTCAACATAGCTGCACTTTTGCATTACAATACCACACTTGACGTTACTGTACCTATACGTTGCACTACTCTACGCCACGGAACTATGCAATACCATTGCATCACAACTCGATACAATACATTACCGATGCTAGACTGCACAAAACTACACCAGCACTATACGTCGCTACACAAAACTACACCGTTACGATACGGAACTAAACCTCACTTCACATCACTATTGCTAAACAATACGCAGAAGAACACTACTTTGCTTTACCGTTACTACGCATTACCTAACCATACCTAGCCAAACCATTACTTCACAGAACTACACTATACCGATACAATACTCCACTGTACATCACTTTACCGATACATTACTTTACAACACCCAGCCTTACCATAGCTTTATAGAGAAATGCATTACAATACCAAACCATAATATACCATGCAATACCTTTACAAAGCTCTGCCTAACAATGCCCCGCCATTACGATACGTCACCGTACATCACTGTACCATTGCTTCACATTACTGTACATCACCAATACTCTACGTTACATCACAAAACCACACATCGCCTATACTGTGCTATATACTGCATCGCTATTGCTTCGCCAAACTCTGCTGCACAATACCATACCCAAACAGAACTGTACATTACCATACCATCACTACACTACACAATGCTATTACTTCACATAGCTTCACATTACCCTACCGCTACGACACCATACCGCACCATACTTCACCAAAACTTAGCGTTACTTTACAACACCTCACAATACCTCTGCATTGCTTGACTTCACATTACCACGCCAATACATTACACTGCACTACTATACCTATACATTTCCTTGCCATACACTACCATTACAGGACAATACCACACTCTACCTTACCTTTACCAAGCTGTACACTACCTTGCCATTACTGTACGGTACGTTACCGTGCATTACCTATACCGTACTGCACATTACAATACCTTACCCAAACTGCACGATACGTTACTTCACTACTGCACTACATTGCGCTACCAAGCTATGCATTGCCTTTACCAGACTTTACGGCACTATACTTTGCTTTGCCATCACAATACTTTACCATACCCGTACATTACTGAACCATACAGTACCTTTGCAGAACTATACTGTACGTTGCATTACAATGCCTTTGCTGTACTATGCGTTGCCTTACTATTACAGTACCAAACAAAACTATTCCATGCTCTACCATTACGCTGCAGATTCGTATAGCCGCATGATTGTATGATTCGGTGAAGGATCTATCATCTCCTCTGTTGTCATAATAATATTCGCGGGGGAATTGTCAAAGGTACTATTGTGCGTAATAAGAAAGACTTGATTCGCTCCAATAGCCTGTAACTGTTTGAATAATATATTGATGAATTTTTCTCTATCTCTCTTATAAAGTGCACCATCCACCTCGTCCAAGAGCATGATATTATAATCAAACACACTCTGTCGAATCAATGCAAATGACAATGCAATCGAGATAATTGCTCTCTGACCTTGAGATGCCATTCGGATATCCTCAATTCGGAATCCATTGATTGAATAAGGAATCTTGAGTTCCAAATCATTAGCATCAGATGGTAAGATCTCTAAGGAATCAGAGAACACATCTTCGATCAATTCATTTAAGATCTCTCTACAATCTTCCAGGAATACCTCGACTAGTATCAGAGGGATCCCTTCTTTGGTAGAGGTTGCATCAAGTATCATACTTAATTCATCTTTTGCTTCTGTTACAGCTTGGAACTCAATCTTTGTAAACTTGATGTCGTTTAATTGACTTCTGAGCTCTTCTCCTTTATCAGCTAACTTCTTGAGTTTATCCTCATAGGAAGTTAGCTTTTCTTGCCGTCTTTTGATACTCTCACAGAGCTCGTTGCTCTTTTGGATATTCTCTTGAAGAGATCGAATTACCTTTTGTAATTCTTCGATTTGCCGAGAGGTGTCTCCAAGAACTTGGCAAATCTCTGTAGAATGTTCAAGGGCTCTTGCATCGGCTTGTAGGCTCTGCAGTAAATCGCTTTGCCTCGCTTTCTCCTCCGAGAGCCTTTGTAACTCTGACCTCTGTCGAATATGCCGTACCTCTGCTTCTGCGATCTTGTCATCAATATTACCTCCAAATTCTGTTTCTAGGGCTTCCAGTTCTTGCTTTGCGCTTTTCACTTGATGCTCTAGATTATAGAGTTCTTCCTGTATCTTACACTTTTCCAATGCATCTGTCAATTTCTCATGGTCATACCAATTCATTCGATACTGACTATTTGTCAAAATGCTATATAGACTCTCCGTCTTAAGAGCTCCGAATCCCGAGATAATATCTCTGATCTCTGGCCAAGATTTCTTTAATGATTGAATCTTTTGATAGATAACTGGATATTCTTCTAATCTGGCAATTGTGCCGTTGACCCGGTCGATTTCATCTTGAAGTTTTCTCAGAGGATTATCATCAGAAATCTCATCCATCTTTTCTCTAATAATAGCAGGATGAGATTGAATGAATGGGCACTCTACCGTTGGACAGAACGGAGGACGAACGAGAGGATATGGAGCTCTATACTTAGCGGAATATGCAATGTTTGTCATCTGCCTCTGCAGATTATATACTCTACCATTGAGCCGATCAATATCTATTCTTGCTTTATTAAGGATAGAATGATCAGAATGATATAAGAGAGAGATTACATCAGTTGGATATCCAGCAACTGAATCTATCGTCATGATTGTAATGGGAAGAGAATCAATGAATGCCGCTAAACTACGATAACTTTGATTACTATGGAAACCATAGACTCTTCTCTTATAGTCCTCATACTTTGCCTCTAGATTGGCAATAGTCTGTGCGAGATCTGCCATTTGGTCTTTCTCTCCTAAAATAGCTTTTCTCTCTTTCCACTTTGCCAATTCCAAATTGGTATTCTTCATCTCCTCTTCCAGAAGAGTTGCCTGTGCAGAGATCTGCTGAAGAGTCATCTCAACTTTACCGATTTCTCTCATGACATCAGTAAGACTCATAGAGGTATTGATGCGCTCTTGCGATTTCTTAAGATCTTCTAATTGATTACTTAATGATTGGAAAGTTTCTAATGAGTGAGTATACTCAGTCTTGAGATCATCAACAGATCTATTTTGAAGAATACTAGACAAAGTGCCTTTATCCATGAAATATGCTGTCTTCTCTGTCTCATACTCAGCACTAACTTCTCGGTGATCTTCAACTGTCATTGCGAACTCACTCTTGAGTTTCTCTTCTTGTCCAGATGATAGACTGACCAATTTCTTGGATAGAACTGCCAAAGCGGAATTCACTTTCCTCAGATCTTCAGATAGATGCTTATAAAGCATCAGATAGATATCAGTATCTGGTCTAAGAGATGCGATGAAACTCTTTCTCTCTGCAGCTCTCATCTCAATGATATTTGCAACATTGGGCCCAAGTCTTAAAACTCTCAGATAGTTCTGATCAAGGCCAAAATGAATCTTGATCAGCTCTTTAAAGGATCCAGTGTTTCCATTTGGATTGAGTTCTTCTCCATTCATCTGGATATAAGATTTGATATTATGGGATTCTGTATGTTTATTCCATGAGTAGACGTGCTGAATATCAAATATGATATCATTATGGAGAAATGAAATCTCTTTTTTACCAGTTTCTCCGGGAATGATCGGATCATCTTGATTTCTGATATCTAGGGTTCCATAGGTTGCAAATGGTTGGAGATGACCAAGAATTGCAGTCTTACCAGAACCTATCTTACCAATAAAGATATTGATCACTTTATCATTGATTGAGAAGTCTAGAGTGATTTCTTTTTTATCTAATCCAGACATGATCTGAGCAAAATTCTTCAAATAGAGCCGTAGAATCTTCCACATATCAAAGCCTCCTTCTATTTAAATGATATATTGATTGCTCCAATTAATAATTCAAACACTAATGTAATCTAACAATGACTCGGTTAGGACTGTCATGGTTAGATCCTCCTTGATAAATGGTGTGGGAAGAATGGTGGCTTCCCACACCAGTTTTTCTTCAATAAAAAAGATGGTGCGGAAAAGAACCCGCACCATCTTTCTTTTTAAACTGGTTTACCATCTAAGATATATTTTAAGAAGTCCCCTACTTCAGGGGTGAAGAGAAACTGATAGACAGAGTGTTCAAGAGACATTACTGTTTCAGGACCTGATAGATTAAGATCTGTCATTAGTTTAATCATGTATGGGTGCTTTGTATTAGTGAGAATAATCACACAGAAATTGCACCCAAATTCATCAATTGGGCAATTCGTGATCTCGATTTTGACATATTGACCATTTGGTGTCTTTATTCTAAACTTATAGAGCTCACCTTCAGGATCATCCTCTGCACCCATCTGATACAGGCGATGAATGATGAAAGTAAGCATCGAAATTGGATAAAATGGGACGTTATCATATTGCACATCTGGATCATAGAAGTTGGTCTTAGTCAACATACCTTCTTCTCGATCCATCACGCATCGAATCTTATCAGGCAGGAACCCATATTTATTCTGATATGCAGGATAATCAGTTAGTCTAATTAGATTAAGATCAAAGTCCGCATGCTTGGGAAGGATATGCTGAATATTAACGTAGTTTCGAGTAGCCATAATATTCACCTTCCTTAAATATCATAGGTATCTTCAGAGCAAGCCTTAAGAGGCATAGAGAGAGCTTTAGAGAGGGGATTCTCAGGATTCTTCTCTTCCAAGATAATGGTATACTTCAAATTGAGGGCATTCATACCACGATCAAAGAGAAGCATAGAGAGTCGACTATCTCCCTTGAGAACCTGCTTGAAGTTGAAGAGGGCATTCTTATCGACAAACCGATCACGATAATCATCCAGGGCAATGTTCTTATCCGCAATGGCGAGTTTTACCAACCTCTTCAGAATATCATCAGAGGCTTTCAGCGGTGTGATAAATGCCCTACTGGACTCAGGAATATTGACAATATTGAGCTTACCCTCTTTTGCAATCTCCTGAATCGTAAAGGGATCAGTACGATAAATCTTCCCTCGATAGGAATAATGTGCCTTATCTTCGGCAGTAATAGGATCAAGCCGAACGATCTTTCCGGTAACTTTATCCATATAGATTCCCGGGAGATTATTAGCATTTGCCAAATCCCAAGGACCTCTATAGATATAATAGTACTCACCATATAGGTAAACTTTGGTGGAGTCAACTTCTGTCATATCCATATCCAGAAATTTAAGTCCTCTGAGAAAGACACCATCAATGAGAACATCATATTCTGTATTGATGATCTCTCCTGGCTTTACAAGTCTCCGTGCTTGAATGTTGTTATTGTCATCCATAGATTAATCCTCCTTATCGATACGGGCAATGCTTACATTTATCATTGAGCCATTGAATACAGAACCCGCGATTATCAACTTTTCTAATGGCCGTCGCGTATTCAAAGCATCGACGATACGCGATCTCTTGTGCAACTATTTCGCGTCCAGCTTGAATTCGTTCCCATTGAGATTCAGTTAACATTTTAATCCTCCTACCATTTTAAGCCTCCTGGATTTGCTCTACGTTCATTGTATTGCTCTTGTGTAATCATCTTACCACAGTTTACACTATGACGCAGTAAATCAATCGTCAACAGAACTTCATTTGTAAAACTAAACATCCTGAGGACATTGAAGATCGCCTCTACTCGATCCAATGTCAATACTACCATATTAGATTTTCGATTAATGAAGAGATAGATTCCCTCTGAGAATTTTCCTTGAGCTACCTCTACCAATGCAGGAACTGCTTTCATGACATGGTCATCAAAGTATCCCTTTTTCGTAGTGGCAGATAATTCATCATATTTCGAATTGAATAGGAGATTTCCATTTGCTCCGGTGAGAAACATATCAGATTTCTCAGGGTCTTGAAACCATCCTACTACTTCATTGAAGAAATATACCACATTAAATAGATTGCTCGGTTTGATTGCAAATCTTCTAAGTTTCCACTGTTCAATATCTTCTCCAGGAATTGATTTATTCATCTGGAGATATAACGTTGAAGTATAATTGACTGTATATTTAGAACCAAAGACTACTGTCTCCGGCGGCGGGATATATAACACCAAAGAGATATCGGGATCTTTATGAATCGTCCTCGTTAGAGGAAATGGTTGTAATGCACTCATATTATCACCACCTCATAAAATGAAGTGTATCCTTTCATTTGATTTACATATAAAAGGGGTCTATTTTATAGACTTTATCCCCTGGATAATCACCCTTTCTATCATAAATAAAATATTCACATACTCCATTTTCATTTTTGAAGTATGTGAAATAATCATAGAGAAAAGAATAGATGGCGCTATATGGAAGAGAGATTGTCAACTTCTTCCGATATAGTTCTGCCAGCATTGTAATCTCCAGCTTTGGATTAGAAGATAAAAGATCATCCACCCACTGAATTGGCATATGATGCTTTATTAAGGGTGGCATATATTGAACGTATTGTAGAGGAATATCTAGGGGAATGGAATTATTTCCTCTACAGAGCTTTTCAGCTCGATGAATCAACTTGGTATCTTGAATCACCTCAATAGAAGGTGTATATGTACAGTCATTTTCATTTACATATCGAGTACGTTTTCTCACGAAAGCTCCCATTAAACATGCTGCCGATAACGCCTGTGCTGTTATTTTTCTCTGATAAACCTCAAGAATCATGATTTTTGTCCCCTAAATTTTAATTTACTCTGATGTAAATTTAAAATGATAAAAATATGAGCCTCATTTTACTGGGACTGAGGCTCATATTTGAAACGAACAGGTGTACTCATCTTTGTCTCTCTTAGATAAGATAGTCTTGTATTAAGTTTTCTCACACAATAATCGAATCCACCATCAACCAACATGATATATTTCACATGGGAACCATCTTCCATCGGTCTTGCTCTTCCTCCAGATTGATTATCCTCTATCTTATTGGACTGATTGGTGCCAATCACATATTTAATCTTACTCAAATCTCTACCAGTACTAAATGAGGAATAGGTAGCTACAATGATTCTACCATACTCCAATGTGATATCCTTCTCATCATCTGGTACTCTGGAATGAAATCTTCCAACTGGTAGCTGCTTATACTTCTTACGAAGAACCTCATAAATTTTATCACATGGATCAATGTTATTGAGAAGAATTAATACTCGATTATCACTTAGAGTATCTTTAGACATGATCAATTGAAGTGTATAATCTATTACATCAATCATCATACCCTTATTCATCTGATACTTGAGATAATTCTGAGCACTATAACCATATGCATTATTGATTGCAAACTTCTCAGCCTCAGATGGGTGAGTATTATACTCTATCACAATAATATCGGTATACTGCATGGTCAGTTTCATCTCTTGAGATGGCTTCACAATGAGAGTTCGATTTCCAAAGATTCGATAATACTTCTCTTCTCTCTTATATTGAGCTTGCGCATAATCTGCAGATAGATATAAGGTATGAAGGACATTAGTCACAGCATTGATCTTGACAATATTCGCAATATTCCGATGTGCTTCATCAAAGATCAGTAATCCGATTCCAGCTTTATTGAAGAACTCATTCAACTTCTCATATCCATTTGCTTTGCAATATCCAGCAAGTAACCCTGGGGTTGACATGAAGACATCATAGTCCTCTACATGATATCTAGTAGATCTCGGATTCATAAAAGAGTCAATGATCGATCCCTTATCAATATGGATAATCCGATCACATTTCATATTCGTTCTAATTCGATAGCTGAGTTCCCATTGATCTAAGATATCAGATAGATAGCAGGTAATCATAGTCTTCATTCTAAAATGCTGAGATAGAAATATTCCAAGCATTGTCTTTCCCTGACCAGTCTGAAGATTGATAAACCAATCATTGAATCCTCTGGTATTGAGAATCTGACTGAATATCTCCTCTTGAACTGGTTTTAATTTCACATCCGGATTCATCTCAAACTCATTCATTGTCTCAATTCGATTTGGTTTTACTAGAGTGATAATATGCTTTGGAAATTGATTCATCAAAAATGATTTTGATTGCTCGTGGGTAATAAATGCAGTCTTACCCATGAAATTTGGAACTATAAACCCAGTTTCCTCAACCCTCTTATGATATACCTGATCATAAGATGATGTGAAGTTCTCTAATGATTTTGATAAACCTTTTTCATATGGCCATACCACAAGTCCCCGTTTCGTTGTAAATATAGTAGGTGTCATAAAATTCACCAGCTCTCTCGATATAGTCATAGTAATGATGTGTCCAGTCTAACTTTAAGTTTAAAAATTTACATAAAAAAGAGGTGGGAGATTATCTCCCACCTCTTTTCTTTTACTCTAAAGTCTCAAGCTCTGGATAGATCGGATCTTTCTTGAGAAGCTCTTCAATCTGCTCCTTAGATTGGCTGATCTGTTGCTCAACCAATCGCTGCAAATCAACATCCATATTCTCTACCAGATCTGGATCACAGTCTAAATGAGCAACATTGATCTTCTCAAAGAGAACTGATAACTGCATAACCAACTGAACGATTTGATATCTTATATGCTCCACATATTTTTTGGTCGGCTCATTACGAGGTTCTTCATAAAGTGGTGCGTTACCGGTAATATTATAGATCAGGTTATCAATACTAACACCAAGCATGCCGATAATATCTTTCATTTTATAGAGAGATTTATCTAACGGAGTACGAGCCTCGATCTTCCAAAATGTTTCATTTGGAACGAGATTAAAATCACCAGTTTTCATTTGTCTCCCTCAACTCTTTTCTCTTTATCAATAAGATTCATCATGGTTAGACGAGTCAATAAAATCGCTTTATATTCTTTCATTACTTTAAGCTGCATCTGAAGTAGATCAAACGGAGTAGCAGGAAACATCATCGGCTCTCCATTTTCAGCTCGCTGCAGAAAATCTTCGAGCATATCAATTCGAATATCAACCTGCATGAATTCAGCCTGAAGACGATCAAGAGCGTCCTCACTAAGCATCAACCTGACAGTTCCCTCGAGACTATTTTCAATCATAGGAAATTCTCCTTTATTGATAAAATAAGCTAATTATTCTTTTCGTCTTTTTTATAATTGAGATAATTCTCACTTTCACGTTTAAATTTCTTATTATACTCATAGTAGCAGGTTTCTCTACCAGATCGATAATGTAAACATCTAGATTTCATATTACATCTATCACAGGTTGGACCCAAGATCATATTCAATCAACTCCTCTTACAAATTACTGATCTGTAAGATATTGACTAAGTCTAGGAATCCACAGAGGATCGAGATGAGACATCCCATTCCTTTCATACAGGTCAGAACCGAGAAGTTGTTTCTTGAGGTAACCAAAGGACATTGATACCAGAGGAGAGGGGTTATAAAGTAGAGCATCGTCCAACTTGATAATATCAATATCATTCGGGTTACCAGCAGGAGTGAAATCCGGGAACCTTGTAATATCGGTCTTTCTACGAACAAGGGACCGAATAATACATTCAGCATGAACGAGATCATAGTGAGTACCCATAGCAATAAGCTTCTCTGCAAACTTCTGGCATAGTTCAGACAGAGTATGAGCACCCATATGATCATTTTGATTCAAGAGTTTCTGGAAGATCTTGATCGGCTCAGTCAGCTCTTTATTCTTAATCTCGACAATGAAGAGGGACTCCTCATCATCAACACCCTCCAAGCTAATCAGAGCAGACTTATCTTTCATTCTCTTATAAGTGGTAATCAATTGATCGGTCAGATAGATCTTAGCATCATGATCTTCTTTGATATGGAAGATCGTTTCACTTGTATTATCAATGAGATCAAACTCTGTGACATAATAGACTTCAGAGTCGTCCATCTCTTCTGTATAAACCTCTCCAAGTCGAATGGACATATCTGCGTCCGCATCAGAATCAGATCTCAATGTGATTTCAGTAGAAGTAAGTTCAAAGGTTTGATCGAATCCTTCAGAGAAACTAATGGCAGAACTACTCGTAGACTGTTGATGTTTCGAAGACAATACTGTCTGACCAACAGGCTCCGAGATTTTCAATGCCGCCAATGTACCAACTGAGAATAGATCTTTATTGATATCAAATAGATGCCCATAGCAAGCTTGACAAATTCCATCATGCCCAGCACAAGTGGCAGGACTCCTAAATGGAACAAGCTTGCCAATCAAATGTTTATCTTTCTGATAATCGAGAATCTTCATATTACCATATGGATCATAATAGGTACGACCATCAAGTAATTTCAGGAATAGATCATCATGAATAAGATATTGAACGTATCCAACAGAATCGCAACATTCTTCTGTACCCAGAATACCAGGAGTAGTTGCATTACTACTAAGCTTCTTCGAGAATGCACCGGGTTCTCCCATCTTGGTTTTGGTCAAGATAAGAGACTTTCGACCACCCAGAGCATTGATATAGATACTAGAGGGTTTGGGTAACCCATCAAGCAAGAAATTAGAATTAATCAAGACAGGGATTGTATTACCATTGATATCGGACTTAAATCCGATCTTAACGATAAACTCCCTAAACTGAGCGGGCTTGATATTCTTACCAATCAACAGAGGTTTCAGATCATTATTATATTCATCATCAATGAGAATCTGAGTGAGCTTCTTCGTTCTCTCATCGAGTTCATGTTCGATTTCATCCGGAGATAGAGATTGGTCGACATCTCCTCTCATCAATTCGGTAACTTCAGGATGTCTCTTCTCTGTCTGCATGATATCATACATAGAGAAAGACATGCCCATCAATAGACAGAACGCATGAGAAATACATACAATGGCATGACAGATATCATCAACCATAGCATTCTTTGATGCAAAATCACCATCGTGGATGGGTAATAGTTTCTCATCAATATATTTTTTCAGAGTCTGAGGAGAGAAATGAATCACATCAAATAGATAGCTCTCATCTAAGAGTTCTACCTTATCGATGTCCATAAACATCTTCCACATAATCAGATTGGAAATCAGATGACGAATCTCCAATGTATAGTTCTTCTTATCATCTGCATGAAACTTAAACTTGATAGGATGAGTTCGAATCTCTTTGATTTCAAACCCATACTTTAGAATATCTAAAAGCTCTTGAAAGATCACATGATAGACTTTGGACGACGATAAGACATCATCCATGACTAGACATAATTTCCGATTGAAATACTTCTTATGAAGTTCCTCTTCGGATAGTCTAGGTTCGCCAAAATAATCAATAGTCAAGGTAATTAGCCTCCAATGGGTTTTGCTCCAATTAGTTCGAGAATATCTTGAACGGTTCGGTCAGAAATCTTATCGATTTCCTCAGGAGTACTTCCAGTTTGCTGATAATTGACATGAAAGCCATCTTCTAAAGCGGGAATTGTATCCATCCAATTAAGGTTAGGAATCAGATCATACATGAGCATATAAGAGAATGCATTAACCAATCCCAAATAGGAATTATTGGATTCAACGAGATCAGCATGGTCTCTTGTCTCATGAATCTTCTGTGTAATTGTCTTGATAATACTATCAAAAGTCCCATGTCTGGTGAGATAAATATTGTAGAATTTATTCCCCTCAATAGGAGTGCCTACAATCTCTCGTTGATAAAGCCAATTAATATAGTCATCAAGCTCTTTTGAACTGTTATGGAATTTGGTATCTAGTTTCTTCATCTTGAAAGATTGAGAAAGATTACCATATCCTTCAAGGACAATTGGGACATCTCTGAAAGTAGCAGGTAGTATCACAATTGCTACTTTAGCAATCACTACACCTCTCATCTGTTCAATCAAATCATACGCTTCTTTCATCGTACGAACGATATGAACTTGATTAATAGAATCCTTGCGAATGCTATCAAAGACAGGTTTAAAATAAACCTTAGTCCCTTGATAAAAGAGATTACTCAGCCAACTTCTATTGCAGATATAATAGATATTCTCTGGATGCGGACATAGATTATCAAAGTAATCGGCCATGGCATTATACTCAATTCTACGATCAATGGTAAGGGGCATACCCATTAGTTTAGGATCAATTTTAGTTGGATCGCCATAAACTCCATTTAACATATCACGAACAGTTTTACCAGATTCCGTACTATAATTAGGGAATGTACTATAATAAGCATTGGGATATAATGCTTCTCTTAGCTTCAAAGCAACTGTCTCTTTTCCTACCCCATCGATACCTTCAATATTGACAATCGCCTTAATCTTAGACATATCAGACACCTACTTCGTAGCTTTTTTGGGATCTTCCGTTTCTTTTTCTACAATTTCGATCTTCTCGTATTGTAAAGGTTCACGATATTGATTTGCTTCTTCTAACTGATAAATATAGGTATCAAAATCAACTGTATCTACCCCAATATCAAAGCCATGTTCATCATGAAGAGATTTATCAAATAGATATCTCCCTTGACAGGGTTCATGCTCAGGAGTGAAGTAATATCTGTCATATAGCTTTGCATATGGTACAAAGGATCCACTCATACCAACATCAGAGTTAGAAGAGACATTGAGATCCATGATACCAACCATGGATGGATGTAGATACCGATATTTGACTGCGATCATCTTGGAGTTGCCTTCTCCCAAAGAATTCGTTTATTCCAGATAGATCGTTATTCTATCCCGTCTTTCGACTGCCTATGTTACCATAGGGACTGACTATATCTTTATCCTATTTCTAGGATACTCTGCACTTCCCTTTAAAGGTATTACCCTAACCTAATCTCAGTTAGAAACCTACCACTTGGCGGTACTCTACTCAGTTACTCACCTATTTCTAGGCTACCCTTTCGATAGTCGATGAACCTTCCTCAAAGTATGAGGCTTGGCTGCTGATTGTCCCAAAGGGATATCCCAGCAATTCACAGAGTGTGCATCTATGTGTTACCACATAGAGCCCCAATTTACACTCAGGGCCTTTGGAAGAATTGGAAAGATCAATAATGAAGTTCATGTCATTTACAATATCATCGGACTTAATTACATCATTGAGATTTCTCATACCAGATACGATGATATCAGAGTTAAAGTTAAAGATCTCCAGAAGAGTATCCATGGTGTTCATCTTAGATTTACCGCGTTTCTCAATAATACGATTGATATTTTCATTGATTTTCTTTCCCAGTGTAGAGCATACGATATACTCATTTCTACGAATACGTTTATTTCTCATATCAATATTGGAATATCGTCTCAAATCATTAAAATTGGTGATCATCCAATAGATGAGGAAATAGATATTCTGTTTATAATACATCGGAATACGAAGATTCTCAATGGTAATCTGATCGAGGAGTCGTTCTATCATATAGATAGTGGTAACTCCCTTTTCCTTGAAAGACATGATATTCTTATTTCTGGCTGCACCAACTGTACCAATCCGGCAGATCCAGAATTCCTTGTCCTCCATATCTTCGATTTGAACCGGAAAGAGTTTAGATCTCAGATTACACATCATACAGACAAAGGATCTCACCAGTTCATATTCATCAAAGAGTTTTCGATTTGCTTTCACAAAGAGATTATCCACCTGGAAGATGATTTTATCTTCCAATTCAGATTCACTATACTCGGGAGCTATCTCTACGATACCTTTCATACCAAAGAAATCTCTGGTAGTCTGATATCCACATTTTGCAAAGTAAATCATCAGGGGATTGATAAACCGAGTATTTGTCTTAGAACCAGGTCTCTTTGACTTGGTATTCAGTGCATAGGAGTAAGAGGTCATTGCATGCTCTACTCCCTCCACATCTGCAAATACCCGATGTTTATTCTGATAGATAATAGTAGGCATACGACTCTTCAGAGTCAACTTACCACGCTGAGAATAAGTAGAGGCATCGACAATCTGCCAAATTGCCTTCATCCTCTTGCCGTTATTATAGTAGAACCCTTCATGCTCAATGGGATACAGGATTCTCTTGACGATCATCTTCTCATTGAGATTGGTTGTGATTCGAATACGGAAGACAACCTCTCCATATCTGGATTCCGCCATATATTTGAATCTGGGGATTTCGATAGAATCCAGATTCTTCTTCTTGAAATTAATATTGACCGTATGATTATTGATATCGACCTCGTCTTGATCAGGAACGATTTCAATTCCCTCAATACGGACATTTTCAATTGCCTCTGTCTCTTTCATGGCTTGTATGATGAAATTAACAATAGGAGTATCCTGAGTTCCCAAAATAATGTCATCATTGAAATCTTGGACATATTCATTTGGAAACTTATCAATGAAATTAATCATTAGCCTTCCTCCGTGTTTAGCCCATTGAGTAACTCCATTAATTCCTTGGGACCTTCAATGTGTATGCCAAGTTTATACGGTACATCTTCACAATCTGAAGCTATAACCTTTAGTGAAGCTGTAACTTTTAAACCGTCTGGGTTTATATCATTTTCTACGGCATGTTTGGTAATCCATTTCATATATTCACTTTCAAGTGTTTCTTTATAAGTAGAAAAATCATCCGGATTAGTGAATGAAAAGGTATGCTCTTTGCAAGCTTTTTGTAAATCAGCTTGTAATTTCTCTAAATCAGAATTATCCATCATATCGCCTCCTATTATCTTCTAAATATTGTCTCATTGTATAGATAAAATCAGAATCACCTTCAAAATTGATTTTAAAGATACCATTTTCATAAGTTAAGGTGCATTTAATATCTGACTCTGATTCAAGGACATGATGATCCTCTAAGAATTTCCATAATAGAATATTGATAGATTTTTCAGTTTTAGCTAACTTAA